CGTGTTGAGGGTTATAAGTATGAAGTGACTGATCTTCACACAGAACCACAACTTTTCAACTCTGCACTGATTCAAACTCGTTGGTGATTGATATGTTATACAACATTCGCATAGAGTATAGAGATGGTCAAGTCACTCGATTTGACCGCAAGAGTAACATCAAACCTCTAAATGCTCACAAACTGAATGATAAACTCTTCCATGAATATCATGGTTGGGACACTATCAAAGAAATCACTTCCACTCCTGCTAACTAACATCATGCCAACTGATTTCCCAATCTACAAGAAACAACTCCCACAAGTATGGTTGGAGGATGATAAGTTTATCATTGAATCAGACTCGTTTCGTTATGTGATTGCGGATGACTTGAAACTCTTGTTTAAGTTATGCAGACGCTTTAAGTCTGATGCTATCGCCCAAACTTACGCCCTCGTTGGTGATTGAAGCGATTAACTCACTCTAATCGCTTCATTCTTCGTTCTTCTATCTAACATCATGTCATCACAGTTCTACTCACTCAAAGCACTGCAATCACGGGTGCAAAGCCTCATTGAACAACAGGGAGAAGATGCACCTTGTGCAGGTTGGATTTACACTAGCGAAGATGTTATAAAGTGGGATGATGAGGGTAATGAGGTATATCAACCCAAAGAAGTTTGTGAGACAGTGTTAGTCAACTTGCAAGACTATGATCACATTCACACAGCAATTGTGGATGCTATTGATAATGAACTAGGAGAGACTCTATGAGTAAATTTACACAATACGGACTTTCGGGCATTTGTGTTATGTTTGCCCTTGTAGGTTTCTTAAACTTCCTAGCAGAGCGTGACACTAAGATGATGAACTACTATGATTCAACAATTCAAAAACAAATCGATTAAATAGTAAAGAACACACTTTCCAGAAAAATGACAACCTCCACATTCAGTACAATTGAAGTTACTAAAGCGCAAGCAGATGTAATTCTATGGTGTATTGAACAAATGTATATTGATTTGAGTGATGCTGAAGAACATGATCTTAAACCAGTCATGGATAAATTAGTGGAGATTGTTCAATGATAGCTTTTAGACTTATTCTCGTTTCTTCTATTTGTCTTTTCGCAGCATTTCTTTGTATTGATCTTGCTAACAATATGCAAGATATTGTTGATAGGAGAAACGACAAATTGTGTCAAATTCAACCATCTTATTGTAAATGAATAACATTGAAGATGTGACAAACTCACCTCACGATTGGCACGATTTCTGGTATAATGAAGACAATGAAGACACCTCTGATCATGAATCAACTGATGGAACTACCACCGAGTTTCTATCATGAAGCCCCGGATGGATTTCACTATGAATGTGAGGAATACAAGCGCAATTTGCTTCGTATTTGGTTATGCCATCCAGATGTCTATACTTACACTACTGATCGCGTTCGGACTATCTGGGGATTCTATAATCCAAAGAAAGATCAATACTACTCCCCCATCAACTCAATTAGAAAGGGAGAATTGATCGACATTAATGATACCAGACAATACACATCGATGAAGATTAATTATACAGGATTAGAGGCATTCTTTGTATAAATTGATTTTTCCATATCGGGGGCGGCGGGGATGACCTGTTGCCCCTTTCTAGTAGAATTATGCAAAAAACAGGTCTTTGGTCTAGTGGTGGCAAGGGTTCTCAAGGCATGACGGCGACAGCATGACAGCATACCAGCAACCAACCCAAACCAGTTGGGGAACTGGACTCAAGCTCTTGCAAAATGCCTCAAAATCTGCAATACTATAAGAGTCAAAGGAACACACCTCATGCGATCCATCACCAAAGCACAAGCACTGGAGCAATTTCGTTACAATTGGAAATGTGATACTAAGGGCACAAAAATGGCGACTGATTCAATCGCTAAGCGTTTGGCATGGTCATACTTTACTGATGAACTTTGCAAGGAAGGTTATATTACCATGAAAAAATATGAGTCATGGGGCAACCCTTTCTGATCCTGTGACAGTTGACCTAGTGTCCACTATCGCTTGCAATTCGCCCAAATCTCTGCCATACTACATTCATGAACAAAACCACAATGCTTCTCAACGATTCTGCTTTTATTTCTGCTCTTCAAGGTCTGCAATCTTTTGTGATTGAGACCGGTGCCGACATTGATATGGCATACGATTGGGTTTCTGATCAAAGTGGAATCTCTTCATTTTGTCATGATCCTGCTGCATTTGATTGTTTTTATGATGTATTCATGGAGGCATCAAATTGAATATCAAAGATCAACTTAATTCACTCTCTATTTTCAAAATTATGCGTTACACAACTCCATCAGGTCGCGACTATTACTTTCCCGAGTCAATCTCTCGCGAGGAGGCATTAGAACGCATGGCACAATATGCAAAGAAAGCAGAGCAAGATGAGCGTTCTGGGCAACAGCTATTTGATGACATGTTCGGAGGTTGATAACAATGCAAGAGACTAAATTCCTTCTTCATGGTCAATTTCATCGTACTAATGGTTGGGTTATGAATGACTGTCTAAGTTACATTAAAGCAACAAAAGAAGATGCGATTGCAACATGTAATCGCCTCAATCCTAACTTTATAATTCAATCTGTTACCATCGAAGAGTGATCATGAAAGATTTCATTTGTGCTTACTTTGGTAAAGATTGGACTATCACTGCCCGTGGTTTTAGTTCTCTTAGGCAGGCAGAATCGCATGGTAAATATATGATGCCAATGGCAGGATGCTTCGGTTTCGCTGTTATCTCAGAAGACCAAGATGCTTGGATTGTGTTTGATCAATTCAGCATGTTGTCTGGTAAAGAGACAGTAACTCAAGACAAACTTAACAACACTTTCGCAGTTTCTTTCTAATCAATTATGTCACTCATGAAGCAACATTTCCATAATATCATGACTGCCAGAGAACAACTCATGGAAGACATTGAATCTATTATAGAGAAAAAATATGGTCACACAGCAGATGGAGCTGAGGATCTAATCGTATCGCTATGTGATGCTGTCTGTGATAACTTTCCAACAACAATGTATAGTATTTCTGAACTAGAGGCAACGGCAGATGATCCCATGGGGATCGGCAAATAAAACCAGTTGAGCTAGTGGCACAAGAGCATGGCACAGACCCCCATAACCGTGTATATTAAAGGAGTGGAGGGGGCAACACCTTCCACACCTTCTAAACCTCTTCTCTTCTCTCATCATGCGTAAGATCGAATCCCAAATGTGTGCCGCTGTTCAAAAGAACATCGACTGGCAGTCTGCTAACACTTCTGTTCACTTTGATCCTGAAACTGGCGTCTCTGTTGTTCGCCTTCATGGCAACAAGATCGCTGAGGTTTCTGATAATGACATGACAATTTTCGACGGTGGTTGGCAGACTAACACCACAAAATCTCGCCTCAATGCACTTTGTGATGAGTTTTGTGTTGCTGGAGAAGGTGTTTTTCAGAAAAACTTTAAGTGGTTTGTTCGTAAGTTTGCAGGACAAAATGGTACTGATAAAGTATTTGTAACTGAAGAGTTCGACAACGGTTATATCTTCGCATGATTAAAACTAAGAAAGAGTGGGCATCATGCTATGCCCGCTTTTATTCAATTGTCCTCCTATTGATCATTTTATGAACTACACTATTCTTAAAGTCCAAGGTCGTTTTGTGAAAGTACCAAATAAACCCCTACCAGCAACATTGCATGCAATGCTTGATAAGTCAACTAATCGCGGTAAATGGAAGGGCAAGAACAAGATTTAATAAGTAGATTTTATTCAATCGTCCTCATTCTCATTCTTCTCTAATCATGACAGATCTCGAATTGCAAGCACTTGAAGTATTAGAATTGATGGAAGATAATGTAGAATATATTTGTGATCAAGAGCAATTGTCAGGTGAGAAAGTATGGACTATGATTGCTGCTCTCGCTGATGCAAAACTCGCTCAATTCCCTTCTAACTGATATGTCAAACTCTCACATGATTATTATGTCACATAAGGACAAACTTTCAATCGAAAGACTTGCACAAGGTATCGAGTTTCATTCTGAAGCTATTGCTGTCGTAGGCATGAATCTCATCGATGGTTCACATCGTACAATTGCAAATTTCATCGCTAAATACGAGGAGTTCGTCAATCTACAACTTATAAGGATTGACAACAATCAGCATATCTTTAGACTCGGTGCATCATCTCAAAAGGAAATCGCCCGTATCTGTGATATAATGTTAGAGGACATCGATGTTATCGATTTAGAAATTCTTACTGAATAAGGGTAACTAACCATGGCAAAGCTAGATTTCATTTTCGACCACATGATTGATTCAATTATGGATGACATTCCTGATGATATGTGGTATAATAAAGATGGGCAACAATTCCCACAAGATGATACAACAGTGGATGAATCTGTCCCCTCATATATTAAACTTGAATGTCTCTCTAAATGGTAAACTATGATGATAATCTCTATCAAGAGATTGTTAAGTATTACTCTCACAATGATGCCATCGCGCCCCTAAAAATTGATGACCCAACAATCAATCAGTACAGTACAATTATCACATCAGCAACTCTCCCTGTTAGTGTCATTAATCGTACAGTACAAAATGACATGGAATGATAAAGGACAGTTACCAACACATATCACAGACTTATTAGACTCCACACACTATCAACTAACAACATCATGTTCACTGAAGGAGAGTTAGTTAAAATCGGTAATACTGAGGGCTATGTTAACTTCATAGACCCTGCATATATTACCGTTTGTTTTAACTCTTATCCTACTCCTGGTAGTAAGTATGGAGAGACTAAATGTTGCCTCTGTGTGTACCCTCATCAGTGGGATAAGGTGATTAGACTAGAGGGCAAGTAAGTGATATTTAAGTGCTCTCTGAGTGTCTCTGAGTGCTCTCTGAGTGAGTATGCGGAAAGTTATTAAATGTCTTTTTAAATATACTTGCGTGTTTTCTTTAAATGTTATAAATGTCTCTTAAATGGTCTCTCACGATGTTAGCTAAGCGAGCGTACCATGAGACTCGCAGTTTGTCAAGTATCAGGATTTTTATGTTACAGACAGGACACAATTGCATTATGGCAGTCATCATGGTATAATATGGAGACATCACACCAAGAACACCAATCACATGCCAGCTGACTATCAATCACTCACAGGCACTATGTAACAGCTCTGAGACATTCTGAGGTATTCTGAGTATCATTGAGGGGGACCTACATCATGACACTCTGAGTATCACTTAGTACGCACACAGTTCTTATTAGACAGTGGTTTAAATTTGATGGGTCCTTGTAACCTACAACGAACCGAATTCGCGATCGATATATCAATGGAATAAAAAAAAATTCTGATATATAAGAATGACTCCCAGGTTCGCGTAATGGAAAAAAAATCTCACAGAATTCTAACCAGTGTAAGGATCGACCCTGTTTCTGATGAGTATATCGTGAGTCTGCCTGAGTCTTTCATTAATGAATTAGATTGGTATGAGGGTACTGAGGTTGCGATGAATCTTGATGTAGATGGAATCTTCCTAGAAGAGAAATATGATGAAGACTGAGACTATCTTTCATGTATATTCAGGGAATGAATGTATCTTTGCTAATCTCACACCAGCTCAATTAAAAGAGAAAATCAAAGGGAGTGAAATCGACCTGACAGATCACGAAGTTGAGATGGTAAGGGGTGATGTTGACCCAGATGCGTCCTATTGACGGATCATATATAAACTGTTAGAATGATGATGCGTAATTAATCGTTATGGCTAAAGGATTTACTGTTAAAGCAAAAGCGCCCCAAGCAAAGGATAAAGAACCAGAATGGGATTATGATGCTGCCCGTGAGATGCTTAAGGGCAAAGCAATTGTATTCTGTCTTCCTGGTCGGGGTTGTTCATATCAATTCATGAAGTCGTTCCTGCAGCTAAGTTTCGACTTAGTACAGATGGGCGCGAGTATTCAGATTTCACAAGACTACAGCAGCATGGTTAACTTTGCTCGTTGTAAGTGTCTTGGAGCAAATGTATTGCGTGGACCAGATCAGATTCCATGGGACGGCAAACTGAAGTATGACTATCAGTTGTGGATCGACTCTGATATTGTATTCAATACTGAGAAGTTCTTGCAGTTGGTTCTCATGGACAAACAGATTGCAGCTGGTTGGTACATGACTGAAGATGGTCGTACTACTTCTGTTGCACATTGGTTGGATGAAGGAGACTTCCGTAATAACGGTGGTGTCATGAATCATGAGACTGGTGAAACGATGACTAAGCGTAAGAAGCCTTTCACGGTAGACTACACAGGTTTCGGATGGGTACTCATCAAGCATGGCGTCTTTGAGCATGCTGAAATGAAGTATCCATGGTTTGCACCCAAGATGCAAGTCTTTGAGTCTGGGGATGTCCAGGACATGTGTGGAGAGGATGTGAGTTTCTGTCTGGATGCAATCGAAGCAGGAATCGATATTTGGTGTGATCCTCGTATCAGAGTTGGTCACGAGAAGATGCGGGTTATCTGATGGAACGGACAGTCTACACAATCTATGTTGATGGGTCTGAGAGACACACCGATGTAAGTGAAGACGAGTTCATGTATATCATGGAGGGGTATGCTCTCTCATTTTATGAGACAGGTGCCCCTGCCCCTCACAGAATTTCACATATTATGAAGGAACTTAAAAATGGCTAAGGTAAAAAAATCGCTAAGTGGTGGTTCATTCATCGAAGCGACCCCCAAAAAAACTCGTCAAGGAATGGGTAAGCATACAAAACTTAGCGCGACGAGCGCGAACGCTCGTAAGAAGCGTTATCGTGGACAAGGTAAGTGAGACCAGAGACTCGTGAATCCATGGAGATGTTATTCTCTGCTAAGTGGAACTTACCAAAAGCTGCTAGGAATGCTAACCTAACTAATAAAGAAATGAAGATTACATTCAATGAGTATTGTGCTTTTCATCCTCCAAGTTGGGCAATAGAAAATGAGTCAATTAATTATCAATCTTCCACCGCAAAAAGTCTGGGTTCGTAAAGAATACCTTAGAGATTTCCAAGATGGATTTGGTGAGTTTGTAGAGGGCGTTTGGGTATCGTGTAAATCGATACCTGGACGCGCTTTTTATTTTGAGACATACTTACCAAAGTATGCAGCAATGTTTGACAAGCTTCCAATTTCCGCCTTTTGCTCGCGTCCAGAGACACCTGACCCTGATTTAGATCTACCTAACCTTCAGTTCTGGAACTGTATGGACTATGGCGTCAGATGCCTTGAGAAGCAGTTCATCGGGTCAATGGACTTCCAAGTACGCACACGCAACTTTGGCACCCTTAACGGCGAATATTGCTTCACTTTAGATAACTTTCATCCAGACACAGATACTACAAATACCAATGTGAGTGAAATTCCTGACGAACATAAGTCGCATAATTGTATTGAGCTTGAGAATGGTCAATTTTGTTTGTATCCTAATAACCGAACACGAATCTTTGATTTGTCCATTACACCTGAAGAACCACTTATACCAGACTTCAAAGTAAGTACACATTACTTTCAAGTAGAGAATGGTATTAGATGGGGTAGACTAGGAGATACTGATGAATATTTCTGGGAGACAGAATCAGAGAAGAAGGAATAAATAATCTTATAATATTATAATAAAGAAAATGGATGACGATCTCATTGTAAATATGGACGGTGGCGTTGGTGGTTCGTGGGAAGTTAAGACTGATCGCAAAAAATCAGACAAAATTCTTCGTGAAGTAGCTGGTGATTATAAAAATGATGATACTGAACCAGGTCTCCTTCAAGAGTGACTATAAATAAGCTTGATATTTAGTGTCATTTAGTGGCTGAAACCAATTCACGGGCATTTCAGGATATCAGTTTATCCTTTAACGCACACCCTGTTACTGGTGATATACAAGTTCTCAGGAATGAGGACGCGATTAAGCGTGCTGTAAGGAACTTAGTCCAAACAATTCCTGGTGAGAGACCGTTTCAGTCTTCGGTTGGTACTGATATTACTAGTTCACTGTTCGATTTCGTTGATTTTGGTACAGCAAATCTAATTTCTCAACAAATTTTTGATGTTCTATCAAATTTTGAAGGTAGAATTGCAAACATCAAGGTTGTGGTAACACCAAATCCTGATGGAAATGCATTTGATATTATAATTAGTTACGATATTGTTGGTGAGGAGTTCCCAAGACAAGAATTTGAGTTTCTTTTAGAGCCAACTAGGTAAGAAAATGCCATCATTTAAGTATACCAACCTAAATTTCGATCAAATTAAAAGTTCGATCAAGGATTATCTGAGATCTAACTCAGAATTTTCTGATTTTGACTTTGATGGATCAAATATTTCGCTGTTGATTGATGTTTTAGCGTATAATACTTATATTACAGCATTCAATAGTAATATGGTTGCTAATGAATCCTTCTTGGATTCAGCAACTCTACGAGAAAATGTAGTTTCTCTTGCAAGAAACATTGGATATGTTCCTAGATCACGAAAAGCAGCAGAAGCAATCGTTAGCTTTCCGTTTAAATTCAATGGAAACAGCACAACTGTTACTCTGAAGAAGGGTTTAGTATTAGTTGGCGGTATTGATAATACTTCTTATGTCTTTTCTATCCCAGAAGACATCATTGCAACCAGTCCAATTGATGTTGGTGGTGTTGTGGGAGCAAATCCTCCAAGGACAGCAACCTTTTCTAACATAAAAGTTTATCAAGGATCACTTTTAACAAAATCTTGGGGAGTAAATGGTAGCTCAGACCAAAGATTCATCATTGAAAACTCAAATGTCGATATTGATACTCTCAGAGTCGATGTTAAGAAGTCTGGTGCGACTGCAGGACTATCTTTTTCAAAGGTTGACAATATTACTAACATCACAAAGGACTCAAACATCTACTTAATTCAAGAAGCTCCTAATGAGACTTATGAATTGCTATTTGGAGATGGTCTTTTTGGTACAAAATTAGAACAGGGTGATGAAATTAGTATTAGTTATATTATTACTGACGGAAAATTTGGTAACGAAGGAAAAAATTTCACTTTTTCTGGCGATGTAAGGAACGATGCTAATAATTCTATAACATCCACTAATGTTATTAACATCGTTACCTCTCAGACCGCCCGTAATGGTTCTGATATTGAGCCAATTGACTCTATACGATACTTTGCACCTAGAATGTACTCCGCACAAAACAGAGCGGTTACACCTAAGGACTATGAATCTATTATTCAGAGGATTTATCCAAATACAGAGTCGGTTTCTGTTGTTGGTGGGGAAGAATTAGACCCTCCAGAGTTTGGAACTGTCGTTTTAAGTATTAAACCTGTAAATGGTACATTTTTATCTGACTTTACCAAGCAAAATATTTTAAATGATCTAAAAAATTACTCAATCGCTGGTATTAACCAAAGAATTGAAGATTTGAGGGTTTTGTATATTGAATTAGACACTTCTGTTTATTATAACAACAATGTTTTTGATGATGCGAACGAATTAAAGGCACAAATTACCGAATCTTTAACAACTTACGGGAAATCTACTAATTTGAACAAATTTGGGGGTAGATTTAAGTATTCCGAGTCTCAGAATATTATTGATAGGACAAATTCTGCTATTACATCTAACATTACAAAAGTTACAATTCGTAGAGACTTAAAAGTAATTAAAGATGCTACAGCTCAATACGAATTATGTTTTGGTAACCAGTTTAATATTCTGCCAGGAGGTGGTACGATCAAATCAAGTGGATTTACAATTTCAGGTGATCCAGAAATCGTATATTTGACTGATATTCCTAGAGATGATGGTAGATATGGGGATATCGCTATATTTAAACCAGCAAAACTACAAGGTGAGTCTGCAGAAGTTGTAGTTAAGTCTGCAGGTACTGTTGATTACTTAAAAGGTGAGATTTTACTCAATGCAGTTACCATTAGCTCTACAGCGATTGGTGATAATATTGTTGAAGTTCAAGCATATCCTGAGTCAAACGATATTATCGGATTGAAGGATATCTATTTAAGTCTAGATCTCTCAAATTCTGAGATAAATATCGTGAGAGACACGATTTCCTCTGGCCAGCAAATCTCTGGTATTGGATATCAAATCACATCCAGTTACTCCAACGGATCGCTAATCAGACAGTAGGATGATAGAGACAAACTCCCCGCTAAGCCCAAGAGTAAAGACTTATCAGATTGTTTCTGAATCTATACCCGAATTTGCGGTCTCAGAAAACCCAAAATTTGCTGAGTTTCTAAAACAATATTATATCTCCCAAGATTATCAAGGTGGTCCGGCAGATATTGCTGAGAATATTGACGCATATCTTAAGATTGATAATCTTACTGTAGATGTCATCAAAGGAGGTACAAATCTTGCTAGTGATATCTCAGATAGTGATGATACTATCTCGGTAACAAGCACGGATGGATATCCCGAAAAACATGGTCTTATTAAGATTGATAGTGAAATTATAACTTATGCAGACAAGACTGAAAATAGTTTTACTGGATGTACGAGAGGGTTCAGCGGGATTAGTTCCTATACTGCACCTAATAATAATGAAGATCTAGTATGGGAATCAACAGTTGCTTCCTCACATACTACAGGATCAATAGTTCAAAATGTTAGTGCTCTTTTCTTAAAAGAGTTCTATAAAAAATTGAAGGCGATGTATACTCCTGGATTAGAGGGAGTAAACCTATCACCACAGCTGGATATTAATAATTTCATCAAAGAGGCAAGAAGTCTCTATGAATCGAAGGGTACAGAAGATTCATTTAAGATTCTGTTCAAAGCTTTATTTGGAATCGATCCAAAAATCAATGATCTTGAAAAGTACCTGATCAAACCATCATATGCAAATTATGTAAGAAGAAAAACACTTTCTCTTGAGTTAATTTCCGGTAACCCAGCAAATTTGGTTGGCGAAACATTATATCAAGATAATGACCCTACAAATGATAAAGTTAATGCAGCTTCTGGTCCGATTTCAGAAGTTAGTAACATCAGAGATAATTACTACAAAATCTCTCTATTCACTGGTTTTGATGAGAGATCATTAACTGACGGCACATTTGTTGTTCCTGGTAAAACTCGTAATATTGGTGATATTGGGATTGGTGCGTCTGTAATTACTGTTGACTCCACAATTGGATTTTCCAGCACTGGAACTTTATCGATTGGATCAACCACATATTCGTATGCAACTAAAAGCATAAGTCAATTTTTTGATGTTACTCCTGTAGTATCGACGAACATTATAAACAACACAGATATCTCTGCTCCTAACATTGTTTATGGGTTTGAGAATGGCGATTCTTCTAAAAGAGTAGAATTTAAGGTTACTGGTGTTCTTAGTAAGTTCTTATCTAATGCAGATCTTAGAAATCTAGATAAAGACTCTTCTATTAGAATTAGAAACCTGGGAAGATTAATTGAGAACCCAGATACTAATAAATCATACGAAGAAATCTTTTTTAATTCTTGGGTTTACAATACATCTGCAAGATATGAGATTTCTACCTTTTCTGGATCGGGTTTTGTATTAGATGGAAACATTGATAAGAGTAGTATCCGAAAGAATGATCTTGTTGATATTGTCAACAGAAATTCTGAGTTAGTAGCTGCTACAGCTTTAAGAGTATCCTCCGTAAACACATCTACAAATACTGTCACTCTTAGTGGTGCTATTCCCACTTTAGATTCGTCACTTTTTTATGATTTAAGAAGAGTACAGAAAAAAGCAAATTCTAATATTGTACCGATTAGAGGTGGTCAAAATCAATTACTATCGGACATTAATAATACTTATATTGAGACAGAAAATGAGTCTAGCACTGGTAAAAGAGAAGGTTATGTAGCATCTAGCTCTTTACCTAATTATTTGATTACTGTAGATAAAGTTAGATCTACATTAGTTAACCCTAGTGCTGGTCTCGGGAACTTTGATGGATATGATAGCACACAAGATGCATATACTGTCCTAGCGTTTACCAACGATGTTCCATTTAAAACTGGCGAAGAAGTTCTATATGTTCCATCTGAAGGAACTGTCGGAATTATTGGTCTTGAGCAAAAGGGATATTTTGTAAAAGTTTTAAGTCCTGCTAATAGGATTCAATTATATACATCTAGAGCTTTCATCAAAGCAAATCTTCCAGAATATTTCAATCCTACTGGTGTTGGTGGAACACATGATTTCATTCTTGCTAGTCAGGGTAAGCGGGAAATTTTTCCATCCAGACCTATTCGTAGATTTACTCTAGAACAAGAACTTAAAAGTGGTAGAGAATCAACAACTACATCAGAGATTACTGCTGACGGCAACACAGGTATGCTTGTCAATGGTCTTGAAGTATTAAATTATAAAGGCGAAAATCAAGTATACTATGGACCATTAAGACAAATTAATGTTCTTAATGGTGGTGTTGGGTATGATGTCCAAAATCCTCCCAATATTACTATTTCAGACCCATTGGTCAGTGCAGCTAATACTGCCGGATCTATTGTCAGTCTTGCGGGAACTGTCACTTCTGTTTATATTGACCCTGTAGAATTTGATATTGATCAAGTTGTTAGTGTTGAGATCTTTGGTGGTAATGGCACTGGAGCATTCGGAAGGGCACTACTTGAGGAAAGATACCGGGAGATATCTTTCAGTGGCGTCAGTACCCTTTCTGGCGGTGCTGTAGAAGCAATAAACGATAGGTTTACTTTCCTTTCAAATCATAACTTAGTATCTGGTAGTAGAATTGTTTACAATAATAATGGAAACAATAATTTAGGTATCGCAACTACCGGAGCTTCAAATGAAGAATTGACCCTAATGAGTGGTCAAGACTACTATGTAAGATCTTCTGGCGATAAATCCATCTACTTACATTATACAAAACAAGATGCTGTTGTTGGTATTAATACCATATCAATTTCTGAGGAAGCAGCTGGATCTAATGCTGGTCAACACATCTTCAGAACTTTTGAAAAGAAAACTACTATTGGTAGAATTATTGTAGAAAATTCTGGTAGTGGATATGCTAGCAGAAATATTTTAGTGAATCCAGCAGGTATCAATACTTTTAGAGATTATGTGAGCTTTGAAGAACACGGATTTAAAGATGGGGATATTGTAAATTATTCATATGATACTACTGCTGTTACAGGACTTAGTTCTACCAAGCAGTATCAAGTATTAAAGGTTAATGACGATGCATTCAGATTAGCAGAAGTTGGCAATAAAGGGGATGCGAAAGTATCTGGTGATAACTACAATAAAAAAATCCACACATTCCTAGATTCTCAGGGATCGGGATTCCAAAGATTTAGTTATCCTAAAATTGAATGTAATATAAAAGTACTAACAGAAGATCAGAAAGAACAAGATCTTGTAGCCACTCCAATTGTTAGAGGTCATGTAGTTGACGCACCTTTATATGCTAGAGGTAGAAATTATGGATCTACTGTCGTCGATTTCCAAAACCCACCAACAATTTCAGTTGAGAGTGGTACACTAGGTCAAGTTGGACTCATTTTTTCAAATGGTAGAATTATCTCAGCATTTGTCCAAGCTGGGGGATCTGGATATTCTGGTCCACCAGATATTATAGTTTCTAGTGCCAGTTCAGAGGCAAACGGAGCTATTCTTAGATCAGTAGTAGAAAATGGATCTATTACTGAAGTAAAGGTTATTTCTGGCGGAGTTGGATATGCTGCTAGTACAACAACCACCAGTATCATTAATCCAGGTTCAAGTCTTAAACTTGAAGCTCAATTAAGATCTTTGGTAATTAATAAGGCATTTGGTCTGAATGATACTGAATTAGATTATCTCGCTCCTTTCTCGGGAGGTGTTGCTGTAAATTATATTGGATATGGAAATTCTATTAGAGAATTCTTTGAAGATGATGGTTCTAGCCATTCTCCAATTATTGGATGGGCGTATGATGGCAACCCAATATACGGTCCATATGGATTATCTGACCCCAATAATATCCAGTCTGATGTTAAGAGGCAAGAATCTAGTTATAATATTATCTCAACTAACATTACAAATAGACCTCCAATATCAGTTTTCCCATATGGATCTCTAGTTAAAGATTATTCCTATGATGGATCTGGAGATTTAGATGAACATAATGGTAAGTTCACAAAAACTCCAGACTTTCCTGAAGGAGTTTATGCTTATTTTGCAACTGTAGATATTAATAATAAGCCACTATTTCCATACTTTATTGGAGACACTTTCCGCAGTTTCGCAATTCCCGAAAATACAGTTAGGGGATTGGTCATCGATCAAACCAATTTTGACTTTGAATCTTCAAAACTAGTCAGAAATACCTTCCCATACAATATGTTTGGTGACGGTAAATCATATGATTATGTTTTTCAACCATATAGGTCAAATAATCAAGAATCTGTTCCAGATAATCTTGGCATAGGATCAATTACTGATATCCAGGTTAATTTTAGAGGATCTGGTTACAGTGTCAATGATAATATCATTTTTGACAATAGCAACACAACTGGGGGCGGTTTATCTGCGGAAGTCAGTAAAGTTTTTGGATCTGATATCAATCAGGTAAGTAGCAATACGGTATCTTTCTTAAATGTACCTTTTAAGATGGGGAGAGAAACCGCAGAATTTAAAGTTTCTCCATATCATGAGTTTAGTGATGGTCATGTCATTAGAGTTAGTGGTATTTCCACTTATGTTAAAGGACTTGAGACTTATCACAAAATTTCAGTACAATCATATAAAGCAACTCTAAATCAAGACGGGTACACTGGTATCATTACAGACTTGAAGGTTAGCCTTGTTCCTCCAAATGTTTCTGCCGGAGATTCTATTGGTATCGGAACAGAAACTGTCCGTATTTTGAATGCATTCCCATCTGAAAAAATTGTTAGAGTAGAAAGATCCGCTGGATTTGCTACAGCTTCTGTTGGAGCAGCTGTTACTTATTTTACAAGTAAATTTACTCTACCAATTTCAGAAACATCCACTATTGATTCTAAATTCCAAGATTTATATTATTTTAATCCAAAAGAATCAGTTGGAGTTGGCACTACTGTAGGATTTTCAACATCCGTTAATGTTTCATTAAATGGAGTAACTAAAACAAGATCAATTCTTTCTCAATCCATCTTTATTGAGGGGCATGATCTAAAAACCAATGATTTAGTCACCTTTGAAAGAAATGGAAATGCTGTTATCAATGCAACTGCTTCGATTGATCCATACATTGCTCCCAGTGCCCTTCCAGCAAGTCTTTATGTAGTTCGCAAGACTAGCAACACAATTGGTCTTAAAACTTCTCCTGATGGTTCTGAGTTGTTCTTTACGACGACTGGAGACGATAGCTCAAACTATTATTTCCAAACGAATTATACGCAGCAGATATCTAATATTGAAAGAAGCGAGTTAACCGTAGAGACATCTAATTCTCATAACTTAAGCATTAATGACCAGGTATCTCTTGTAGTAAAACCAGGAATTACAACTGGTATCGGACAGGCAGAAGATGTTACAGTAAAACTACTAGATGGAAACTTAATTTTAAATCCGGTAGAAATTGCTACAACGGGAATCAATACGGTTACTAACATCTTTACCGCTAATAACCATGGTCTTGAAACTGGATTTAAAGTTTTAGCTTATGGTCCTTTTGGTGATGAAAGTAGCCTTCCTGACAGTTTGTTCCAAAGAACATATTTTGTCTTGAAAATTGATAATGATACATTCCAATTATCAGATTCTAGATCTCAACTATTTCTTGATCCTCCTGAAATTGTCAGTGTAACTGGTGTTGGGTCTACTGGACAAACTATAAATCCAATCAACCCACCAATTAAAGTAACTAAAAATAACAATATAGTATTCAATTTAAACGACTCATCTTTACTTGGCGGTGTATTAAAGATTTTTTATGACAGCAACTACTTCAATGAATTTGTTGGGACCGGAAATACTTCTAGTTTAGAAGTTGTTGGAGTCAATACTGTTGGTCTAGGAACAACAGTTGCAGAAGATATGTCCAAATTGACAATTAATTATAATGAGAATATTAAAACTGAGCTATATTATGGATTTGAAAAGGGTGGATATATGTCAACCTCTGATACTGAGGTTGTTGGATTTACTAGAATTAGTTTTATTGATAGTACATATACCGGATCATATAGTGTTACCGGTGTAGGATCAACTACCTTTACTGCAATCCTTGCAACTGAATCAGAGCAATCAAAATATTCAGCACAAGACTGTGAAGAGATTTACTACACCACGACATCTATTGGAGCAACTGGCGGAATTGCAAAAGTTCGCATCATTAATAATGGATTTGGATACGATAGAATTCCTGCAGTTACATCTATTGGGAATAGTGGAATTAGTGGAAATCTTCTTCTGACCGGTCCCTCGATCAATCAATTGAAAGGCGTAACAGTCCCCACTGATGTTTTTGGATATCCCTCAGACAATACTTTAAAACCAGATGCATTCTTACCTAGATCTGTACAGGCTAAAAATGCAAATAGAGTAATCGATGTAGATGTTACCTTTGGTGGCAAATCTTACTTGAATGCACCTTCTCTTGTCCTTTACGATAAATCTACCGGAATTATTGTCAATAATGGTTTGATTACTTGTGAACTTAGTGATTCCGCTGTAAACAGTGCTAAGGTTGTCGTTCAACCTAGAGGTTTGAGTGCAAATGCTTATGGCGTTGCTCCACTAAGAAACAGTAATGGTATTTCCATTATTGAAGCTTTCTCTGATGTTGGTGTTGTTACCTGCAAAATTACTACCCCAATTCTTGGATATGTTGACGAACCTTTTGTTGCAGGGGAAGAAGTATATCTTGAAGGAATTGAATTTAATAATGACGGAGATGGATTTAACTCTGGCGACTACTTATTCACTAATTTTAAAATTGATACCTACAACTCAGCAGTAAATCCACGAGAAGTATCATTTAAGTATACTGGATTAACTACAAATGTTGGTACTGGAGCAACTGTAGTTCCTGGCTTTGGTCAAATTGTTAAAGCAGGTGACCTTGCACAGTTCTCATCTACAATATCTTTCTCACCATTTGCTAAGAACGAACCGTTAAGAAGAAACAATGATAATGAAACTGATCTAATTTTGAGATCTATTGATACAAATACTGGGATTATGGTCATCGAAGGTTCTAGACCTTTGGAACCTGATGATAATCTTGTCGGCACTAATAGTGGTGATCGTGCAGAAGTAGAATCAGTTACAGTATTTGATGGATATTATGATATCGATTCTACTATTGATACTAATGTTGGATGGTCTGATAATATTGGACTAATTGGTGATAGTAATCAATTCTTACCCGATAATGACTACTATCAGAATATGTCTTATGCTATCGAAAGTGATAAGACATTTGATGAAATTATTACTTATGTAAATGATATTGTTCATCCAGCTGGGATGAAGAACTTTGCAAATACTCAAATTTTATCGATCGGTGATGCTGGAGAATCAGTACAACCTGCCGATGATGCTGGTGGATTTGTTCTTGACTTTATTAGTGATCCATTGAGAGTTGATGGGATTTATAATTTCGATCTTTCTAGAGATGTTAATGCTAACAACAATACATCTAAATTCCTAGAGCTTAAATCTACAAGACTTGCGGATTTTATTCTCAATAAGACTAATAGAGTCCTTATTCATGATGATATTAGTCCGAATTTCATTAGTAACGAATCTAACGATTTAAGTGATGATAGAACTATTGCTGGGATTGTTGCTGGAAGAAATTTCTCAAGATATCTTATTCAAACAACTCATTCGGCAGAAAATCCTCTGAATAATCAGTATCAATTAAATGAGGTTATTCTAGTAACAGTTGATAAGAGTACTTATCTTTTACAGAAGTCACATATCAACAATACCAACAATGTTGGTCTTTCAACTGGATATGCAGAGTTCTTCTCATTTTACAATGCTGACGATGATCTTACTGAAATAAGAATTAAACCTTATGAAACTTTTGATACTAATTACGATATTAAGACATTCCAGCAAGGTTTTTCTGCTGATGTAGGAATCGGATCTACCAATACCGGCAATGCTGTAAACTCATCTGCCAATGTTCTTGTAGGATCTGGGTCTACCACGCAAGTTATCGGATTTAGTACTACTACATTTGTTGGTGGTGTTGGTCATTTTCTTATAGTAGATTCTGCAGCGAAGAGTATTGATTATGTTGAGTTAGCTCTCCAACATGATGGTACAGATACTTACCTAACAGAACTCGCATCGTTTAATACTCGCCAAAGTCTTGGTGGTATTTCAAGTCCCAACTTCATGGGTACATTTACTTCTTCTATTGAAAGTGGAGTTGTTAAAATTGACTATATTCACAATGAGAGTTCTACTCTCGCAATTAGAAGTAAATTTGTATCATTCGAGAATGTTGGACTTGGTACAACTTCAATAAGACACCTCAACCTTAAATTTACTCCAGAAGGTACTGAGAGAACAGCTAGAGTTATTGTTGGTGCATCTGCTACTACTGGAATTTCTACAGTTGTTGGTGTCAGTAGCTTTACTAACTTATCATTCAAGTCAACCGTACATGTTTCTTATGGATCAACTCAGACACTACATCAAATCTATGTATTGTCAGATCCAGAAAAAGCTGATACTTACATATCACAGCAACCAATCGCAGCTATTGGCACTACTACTGGTATCGGCACATTTGGAGCAGAATTTAGTGGAAGCAATGTAAATCTGGAATTCTATCCAGATTCTGGAGTAACAGGAATTGTAAGCATCTATTCTTACAACGAAGTCTTGTATAAAGACCCAGATCCAAACGGAACACTTGCAGGTATCGGTTCATTTGACTATGGCAATGTATTTGAAAATGTTACCCAAAATACTTACTTAGGAATCAATAATAGAAACATTAGAACATTCGATCTCAAATATGAAGGAACACCAATTTATGAAAGAGATCTAAACCCACAAGACCCAGGTCAAATTGACTTTGGAACAGGTCTTATTAGTTTCAAGCATTTCTTCTCGAATGCAGAACCAGTTACATATGAACCAGATTCTAATATTGTTGGTGTTGCTGCTAGTGCTCTTCAATATGTTACTGGATATGGGCACACATCTCTCCCATCCACAGTCTTTATCATTAAAAATAACAATGATCAATTCTTCATCTCCACCAATCTTACTGATGCAAGATCTGGAATAGCTGTTACTTTCCAACCAGGAACCTCTGCTGGAAACAAGCATAGATTTACTATGGATAAGAGAGATGAAAAAACGATCATCGCTCTCAATGGAATTGTTCAAAAACCAATTTCATACACTCAAATCACTTACGATCTTGATGTTGCAGTAAATGGTATTGTTACTTCTTTTGCACTTAGTGGATTAAGTACAGTTACTTCTGGTGATCTGTTAAAACTTGCTGATGAGTACTCAATTGTAAGAACTGTTGGTTTTGCTACTCAACCAACTGGACCTATTACAGGGATCGGCACTTGGAGTATCGTTGAGGTTGAAAGGGGTGCTGTTGGATCTGCAGCTACTGATCATGCTGCTGGTTCTATTGCAAGAATTCATAGGGGATCTTTCCAAATTCTTAATAGTCAAGTTCACTTTACAGAAGCTCCTCTTGGTGGTGACCTAGGAGTTATTGACCCACAGAACTTACCATACCCTAGAGCATCTTTTGGTGGCAGAACTTATTTAAGAAATGATTATAGAACTAATGAACTATTTGATGATTTTTCGGACAAGTTTGATGGACTTGAAAATACCTTCCCACTAACTGCTACTGGCGCTGCTGTAACTGGTATTGGTTCTACTGGTGGTAATGGCGTTCTGTTCATTAACGGTATTTTCCAAGCACCATTTGGAGAAAATAACGAAGGAGTTTCTAACTTTAAAATTATTGAAGATCCCGTTTCTACAGCTGCTAGTGTTCAATTTAGTGGTATCACATCAGTTGGATTCACCGATTTAATTATCGATATAGATGATATCAACCAGAACCAACTCCCTAGAGGCGGTGTTATCGTTTCTATTGCGTCTACTCCAGGAGTAGGTTATGCACCGTTTAAAGGAGCTGATGTCCGTCTTAATGTTGGTGCTGGCGGTACTATCACTGGTATTGTCGGGATCTCCACCACAGGTCCTTCTGTATCTCTTAGTAACGCTGTTTATGATAAGAGAACGGGCATCATGACCGTTACTACTTCAGCGAACCATGGTCTTCTCGTCGAAGATCAAGTAAAACTGACTGGCATTGCATTTACTTGTGGTGCAGCTCATGCTGGCGTTACGACTACTATTTTCCCAGAGCATAATGATCCATTCTCTGTTGCTGGTATTATTTCTGCTACTCAATTCAAAGTTCAAGTTGGTCCGTCTACAATCCCACACACTTATGTGAGTGGTGGTACTGCTGCACCTTTCTTCCCACTTACTTTTGGGTCTGGATATAATACCAACCTTGGTACTATTGGCATTGCTGTTACTACATCCACAGGTACAGGAGCTACTGTTACTGCTGTTGTAGGTGCTGGTGGATCTTTGGTGTTCAGTGTTACTGGACCAGGTACAAACTATACGGAAAATGATATTGTCATTACTCCAGAACCCAATGGAGAAAATCTCCCGATTGTTGGTGTTTCTAGAATTGGACTTGGAAATACAACTTTAACCGGTGTTGGTTGTTCCGTCACTATTCAAATCGCAGGAGTGAGTACAGCAACTGGAATTGGATCAACATTATTTGAAGTATCTGAATTCCAATTTAGTAAGAAGGGGTACGGATTCAAACGCGGTGATAAGTTCACCGTAACTGGTCTTTCTACTGATCCTTATGCTGGAGACAAGTTCAGTCCATTTGAGTTAGAAGTTGTTGATGTATTTACTGACCAAGTTTCTTCTTGGCAGTTTGGTAACATCGATTACCTTGATAACATTCGACCATTCCAAAATGGTAATCAGAAGAGATTCCTTCTTTATTATCAGCAATCACTAGTTAGTTTTGAAATTGATAGAGGGGATCGAGATTCTAAAGAAATCGACCTTTCTGCAGTTCTTCTCATCTTTATTAATGGTGTTATTCAAGAACCCGGCATTAACTACACATTTGATGGTGGTTCCGTTATTGAATTTACGAGTGCTCCTACTTCTGAAGATAATGTCGTTATTTTCTTCTATAGAGGAACAATCGGGCAAGATAGCTTCTTATTTGATGTAAATGAGGTTATTAAAGTCGGTGATAATCTCAGACTGAGAAAGAGTGCCCAGATTGAGTTAAATCAAGTCACTCAAAGTACTGAAAATCTTGCCCAAAGTGCTAATAGAATTGTTAAGAGAATTGATAGTGCAGCTACAGTAGAAACTGCGTTCTATCAGGGTGTAGGTATCAGCAATGATAACTATAAACCGATGGATTGGATTAAGCAGAAAAAAGATATTATCATTGACGGATCCCTAGTATCAAAAGCTAGAGATTCTATTGAAGCACAGATTACTCCGATTGCAAATGTAATTGGAGTCTTAACTACAACCGATTCCTTCGTATATGTTGATTCTACTGCTATGTTCAGAGATACTGATAATGGTTTAACCGGGTCATTCAGTCTTGCGTATATTGCAGAAGTTGGATTCGGTACAACCGCAGTTTATGGAATAAACTATGAGAACATCACAGGAATTGAACCATTAGTTGCGAATGTTCAAGGATTTATTGGAGTTGTTACTGGTATCAGTACATGTCCTGGTATTGGAACTGATCTTGCTCTTCTCATTCAGTTTGACGCTCAAGAGTATGTGAATGATGGTAATAGCACTGCTGGATTAACTACTGGACAACCATTCAAGCTTTATGGAACTGGTATTAACACGGTTAGTGCTGCTGTTACTAGCATCGATACGCACGATACTGACATCGTAGGTATCAGTACATTCAATGGTGACAACATTTACTATGTCCATGCAGTAACCACACGAAATGGTGGTCGTGTGGGAGTTATCACTGCTAATATTGCATCTTATACTAATGTAAGTGATTTTGTTGGAGTTGGTTCTACCTCAATTCCTTATGCTCATTTCACTTGGGGTAAGTTCAGTAATGTTACTAGAGATCAAACACAACCAGTTAATGCAAATATTAAAGGTATTGACTTTGATCCAGAGTTAACAAACTATCCTATCGTTCAAAGGCGTGGTGTTGGATTGAGAGGAACTGGAGGATTGCCGAAGATATTATAAATACAGAAAAGTTAGACCTTCCGCCCGTTCATCATAATGGCAGCCATTATCACCGACCAGTTCAGGGTCATTAATGCGAATAACTTTGTAGACTCCATACTTAGCGGTACTAATTCATATTTTACCTTTTTGAGTCTTGCAAACCCGACTATCGCGGGTTATGGAAGAACTAGTACCTGGAATAGCACTACGGTTCAACCACCAGCACCTATTGATAATATTAGCTATGTTAATCATGTTTATGATACCATGCTTTTCGGAAGAAAAGTGTTGCCTGGTGATGTGCGAAGATTGATTCGTAAAGTTCAGTGGACAAAAGGTACATCTTATGATATGTACCGACACGATTATGATACTAATAATAGATCATTAGTATCTAACTCCAGTAGACTTTACTCTGCAAACTATTACATTATGAATAAAGACTTTAGGGTCTATATTTGTATTAATAATGGTTCTGCCGGAATTACATCTTCAGCAAACGCCTCGTTAGATGAACCGACATTTACTGATTTGGAACCATCCGCAGCTGGGACGAGTGGCGACGGTTATCTATGGAAGTACCTCTTTACTGTTCCTCCCGCTGATATTGTCAAGTTCGACTCAACCGAATATGTAGCTGTTCCTAACGAATGGAACACTTCTACTGAAAATGAAGTTAAAGTTGTAAGAGATAATGGAGATTCTCAGTTAAATAATAATCAAATTAAAGTTGTATCGATTGACGAACAGGGTGAAGGATACTCATTCTTATCGTCCCCAGTAGAATTGGATATTCTAGGAGATGGAACTGGGGGCAAAGTCAGAGTTCAAACAAATACAAACGGTCAAATTATTTCTGCAATTGTAACTACTGGTGGACAAGGGTATAGTTTTGGAAGAGTCAATCTTTCGTCTATTAATAATGGAGCTACAAAATTTGCTAAACTGACCCCGATTATCCCTCCATCAAGAGGACATGGATTTGATTTATATAAAGAATTAGGAACAGATAAAGTTCTTATCTATTCTAGATTTGATAGTTCTTCTTATGACTTTATTTCTGATACTACATTTTCGCAACTTGGGGTAATTAAGAACCCAATCGCTGCTGGTGCTGGATCTACAGCGATTATCAATACATCTGAGTTTTCATCTACTAAATCACTCAAATTTAGTGGTAGTACTGTACAAACTCTTGCAATTGGTTCTGAAATTACACAGAATATTTCTGGCGTTGGCACTGCAAAAGCTTATGTTGCTTCTTACGATACAAGTACAAAAGTAATTAAGTATTTCCAAGATAGAAACCTTTATCTCAACCCTAGTCTATATGATGCAACCGATAGTTTGGGTGTTGGTGGAGATGCTGATGTAATTCCATTTTCTGCCACAGGAAATGCTGTTACGGGTCCAAGTGGTTTCAGTGTAAACATCGACTCTGGATTTACCGGCATTTCAACAACTACCCCATCAGGTAAAGTTGTTGACCTAGGAGTACAGTTTACAAACGGTCTTGCTCCAGAAGAAATAAATAAAAGGACTGGTGAGATACTTTATCTTGACAATAGGCCATCTATTGCTAGGAACGAGCGTCAAAAAGAAGACATTAAAATCGTTTTAGAATTCTAAGAAGATGCCAACACAGACTAATCTCAATGTAAGTCCATACTATGATGATTTTGATCCTGAAAAGGGTTATCATCGTGTCCTTTTTAAGCCGGGATTCCCTGTACAAGCTAGAGAGCTTACTACCTTACAATCTATTCTACAAAATCAAGTAGAAAAATTTGGTAGTCATATCTTCAAGGAAGGATCGATTGTCGTTCCTGGGTCTGTGACATTTGATGGACAGTATTATGCTGTCCAAGTAAATCCAACTCACCTCGGTGTTGATATTGGAGTATATGCTAGTAAGGTTATTGGTAAGACTATTAGGGGTCAAACCACTGGTGTTACTGCAAAAGTAATTAATTTTATTAGTGCTTCCGAGTCTGATAATGATTATGATACATTCTTTGTAAAATATATTAACTCTTCACTTACTGGAGATTTTAATTTCTTTAATGACTCTGAAATTTTAGTCACAGAAGATTCTTTTACATATGGTAACACTACAATTAATGTTGGTGGTACTTTTGCATCTACGATTGATCTAAATTCATGCACCATTGGATCTTCTGTTTCTATTGATGAAGGAATTATCTTTGTTAGAGGTAATTTTGTAAAAGTAAAAAAACAGACTATTATTTTAGACCAGTACAGCTCTCAACCCACTTTCAGAGTTGGTCTTAGTGTAATTGAAACAACGGTATCTGCAAAAGGAGACGAGTCTCTTTATGATAATGCCAAGGGATTTTCTAACTTTGCTGCACCTGGTGCCGATAGACTAAGAATTAATCTAGTTCTTAGTAAGAAACCTATTACAGATTTTAATGACACTGATTTTGTAGAGGTTGTTCGTGTCAATAATGGCGAAGTTTTAGTCATTAAAAAAGAGACAGAATATTCAAAAATTAGAGATTATCTCGCAGGAAGAACTTTTGATGAGTCTGGTAACTATACTGTCAATAAGTTCCTATTAGATGTTACCGAATGTCTTAACGATAGACAAGGTAATGACGGCGTTTATTTCTCAGATCAAACAACTTTTGATGGAAATACCCCAGATGAAGATCTTGCCTGCTTAAAAATTAGTGCTGGTAAGGCATATGTTAACGGATATGATGTATCAACTGATGGTCCTACGGTACTTGATTTCTTCAAACCTAGAGAAACTCAAGAAGTAAAAGGCAAATCATTCCCATTTGAGATGGGAAATAAATTTATTGTAAATAATATAACTGGTATTACAACTTTTACCAACAGAATTGATCTGTTTAGTGGTCCATTTGAGAGTTCCACAAGACTTGTGGCAGGAACTTCTAATAAAATTGGTGATGCTAAGGTATACAATTTTGGATTAAGAGATCAGAAGTATGAAGACGCATCTACAGAATTTAATCTGTATTTGTACGATGTTCAAACATATACGAACTTAAAACTCAGTGATAATGTAAGCGCCACAGAACTAATTAAATCGGCATTTATTGTTGGTAAAGAAAGTGGGGCTAATGCATTTGCAGTTGCTGCAGGTGCTGGTTCTAGTTCAATCCAAGTTACCCAAACATCTGGTTCTTTTAGAGTAGGCGAACCAATCTTAATTAATGGTTCTGAAGAATCTCCTAGAACTATTGAGTCAATCACTAGTTATGGTATTAACGATGTTTTCTCGTTTGCTCAGAGTGGTAGTAGTTTTGCAGCTAACAAGAAGCTCAACGATAGAATTCCTCCTAGATTGGGAACTGGTCAGGTAACCATTGCAGTATCTGGTGCTGGGGCAACAGTAACTGCTCCTAGAATCGATAGTTTCCAAAGATTCAAAGCCGGTGATATTATTAGGTATACCGACACTAAGAACGGCACACAGACTCAGTTTCAAAATGTTGTAACTTCGATTGCTTCAGATCTTCAGTCAATGACTGTTGGAGCTATGACAACAGTTGCAAATTTGTTTGATGGTGGTGTTAATGGGTATGTTGGTGAAATTTCACTTGGAGCTCAAGATAGTAGCAACGAAAATGCATCTTTGATTACTGTTCTACCAGATCTCAATATTTCTAATGTTGATTTTACTGGATCTTCATTATTGCTTTCTGCACAGGTTCAGAATGAATCTACAAATTCGCTTGGTCAATTAATTCTTCCTATTGCTTCTGTAGATCTTAATGATGCGTCATTTGCAGCTTTTGATGAAGAGAGATATCAAGCACAATATTCTAACGGAACTATTGCTGTAATTGAAGAAGATCAAGTAACAGTAAGTCCAACACAACTTACAATTACTGGACTCAATCCTTCACAAACTGGAATGACAGTTAATGTCACTGTTATTAAATCAAATATTAAAAATAAAGTAAAAGAATTCAAACGATGTCAGCAAGTATCAGTAACTAGATCAACCAATAGAAGATCTGGAAGTGACCCATCTACGAGTGTTAATGATGGACTTAATCATAGTGATCTTTATGGATTAAGAGTTCAAGATAGAGATATTTCTCTCAATGAACCAGATGCTACTGATATCATAGCTATCTATGAATCACTGGATGCATCTGCTCCTATTTTAGACAAATTAAATTTCACATCTACTGATGATGTATTTACTAGTGCTATTATTGGGGAAAATATTTTTGGCACTTCAACTAATGCAATTGCAAAGGTAATTTCTATTGATGCTGGTAATAATCAAATCAGTGTTGTATATCTGACTAGAGATAGATTTGCAACATTAGAACCTTTAAATTTTGAGGAGTCAAATACTACAGCTGTTCTGCAAGGAACTGCTCCTGGAAAATATAGAGATGTCACTTCTAGCTACTTGCTAGACAAGGGACAAAGAAATCAATATTACGATTACTCTAGAGTCGTAAGAAATAGAGGAGCATATATTCCTCATAGACAACTTACTATTATTTACAACAGATATGATGTTCCTAGTGGAGACACTGGAGATGTATTCACAGTTAATAGTTATGATGAAGAAAGATATAAAAAAGATATTCCCCAAATTGGACCTTCTCGCATTGAAGCCCATGATGTTCTAGATTTTAGACCTAGAGTTGCATCATATAATCCAGCTTCAGCATCAGAGTCTCCTTTCTTCTATACATCTAGAGATTTTGTAGGGAAACCAGATAGAATCTTGACTCCTAACGAGTCAATGACTTTTGACTATGACTTCTATCTTCCTAGAATTGACAAACTAGTATTACTTCAAGATGGCAATTTTGATCTTATTAAAGGTAAACCGGCTAGACAACCAATTCCTCCAGTAGTATCTGGTAAAGGGATGGAAGTTGGGACAGTCCTTCTTCCAGCATACCTTAGAGATACTCAGGAAGCAAGAGTTTATCTCAAAGATAATCGTCGTTATACGATGAGAGATATTGGAGATCTTGCCGACCGAGTGGAAAATCTAGAAGTTGTTACCAGTCTCAATCTTTTAGAGAAGAGTGCTGAGTCTCTACAAATTAGAGATTCCCAAGGTCTTACAAGATTCAAATCTGGATTCTTTGTTGACAACTTTAAGACTTTTGATTTCATGCATCCAAGCTCACCATGTGAGATTGATAGAGATCTTGGCGAACTAAGACCACTGAGAGAATTTGATTCTTCGGCACTTCAGGTTGCACCTAAAGATGATATTCCAGTATCCCAGATTGACTTTAGCTCTAATTTCTTATTGTTAGATGATGCAAATACCCAAAAGACGGGTAATTTGTTATCACTCAAGTATCAAGAAAAAGAATACATCAAGCAAGAATTTGCAACCAAAGTCAATAACATCAATCCATTCCATGTTGTTGCATTTACAGGTGAACTAAAGCTTAATCCTTCATTAGATAACTGGATTAATACCAGAGAGACTCAGAATGTTATTCGTAATACTATTGGTATTACAGTATTCAATAATCAAGTTGCTGCGAACTTTAGTTTGACTAGAGGTGGAGCTCTTGGTGGTTCTGCTTCTGTAAGTACCAGAGAAGTTGGTAGAACGGTACAGAGAGATGACATTAGGTCTGAAAACACCTTTATTGCAGAAGAAACTTTCGATCCTTTCTGTCGTTCTAGAAATATCGAATTCGCTGCTATTGGTTTAAAACCATTTACTAATTTTTATCCTTTCTTTGATAATCAGGGTGGAGTTGATATCATTCCTAAGTTATTGGAAGTCAGTAGTGTTTCTGGTTCCTTCCAAATTGGAGAAACAATTCGCGGAACAATTGGCGCTACTGTTTTTGAATTTAGATTAGCTGCTCCAAACCATAAGAAAGGACCATTCAATGCTCCTACAGAAACATTCACGGTTAACCCATATAGTCCTGCAGCCACTCTTCCAAATGGATACTCTCAAGCATCAACTGTTTTAAACATCGACACCACTTCATTAGCTGCTCAGGCACAAGGTGCCTTCTTTGGATTTGCTCCTACCGGAATGGTAATGAGAGGTCTTACAAGCGGCGCTCAAGCGACTGTAGCAGGTGTAAGACTAGTATCTGATGACTTTGGTGATCTTATTGGTTCTATCTTCTTAAGAGACCCTAATCAGACACCTACACCACAGGTTAGGATTAGATCAGGCAATAGAGACTTTAGATTAACTTCTAGTCAAACTAATGCAAATCCATTACCAGGATCTACTTTAATCTCTCATGCAACAGGTCGCTATACTGCGACTGGTACAACGAGAGTAGTTCAAACTGATATTAGAATTACTACTCTTGAAACTACAACTATTACCAATCTTTCTACGATTGATATTAGAGGAACAATTCCAAGTCCTCCTCCACCACCACCGCCAGTAATCATCAATAATACTAGAGTTATTGATAGAACTAGAACGATTATTAGAAACCGTACTAGAGTTATTAATAGAACTCGTGTTGTCCGTGTAAGAAGAAGAGACCCTCTGGCACAAACGATTGTGACTGGACCAGAAGGAGCTTGGATTACATCGCTTGATCTATTCTTTGCATCTAAGAATCAAGGAACAACTCCAGTAAGGGTTGAAGTTAGAACAGTTGAACTGGGTACTCCAACTCTATTCGTTATTGATAGAGCTGCTCAAGCAACTATTCGCCCTTCGGATATTACAACATCTGCCGATGGATCGGTTGCAACTAACATTAAATTTGACACTCCTTTCTACTTAGATCCAGACGAATCTTATGCCATCGTTATCTTGTCAGATAGTGATGAGTATGAGGTATATTGTGGTGAAATGGGTCAAAAAGCTTTGAACGCTCAATCTCTTCCAGCTGCTAAGGGTAAGATTTACTCCCAGCAATTTGCAATGGGTTCTCTGTTCAAGTCACAAAACGGTGCCACTTGGACACCCACACAGTTTGAAGACCTTACATTTACTTTGTATAGAGCGGATTATACTGCCGAACAAGGTCTGTTGACATTCTTCAACCCACCGATCGAACCAAATAATGGTCTTCTTCCTCCACTAGGATTTGATCCAATTGTAGGTGTCCCTAAAAAAGGAAAGCTTGGTATTGTCACCACATCCAATTCTGGATTAATTGGTACGGTATTTACTCCTGGTAGAAAAATTAGCGAGCAAACATCTACATTCCGTTATGGGCACATTGAAACTAAAGGTGGTCCAGTCTTAGGAACTGTTGGAATTCTTAATGGTGGTAGTAACTATGGTACACCATCTGCTGTTGTACCAACATATAACATCAATGGTGATGGTGATGGACTCACATTAACCGCAACTGTCGGTGCTGGCATCTCAGCTATTACTGCAGTTTCTATTGCATCTTCTGGTAGAGGATACAAAGTTGGTGATGTAGTTGGTCTTCAAACTGCATCTATGGGAGGATCTGGTTCTGGTGTTCGTATTGGTATCAACTCTCTTGGAGGTATCGATACTCTGTATTTGACAGATGTTCAAGCACAAACTTTTGATGTTGCACCAGGCAATGAAGTTACATACAATCATGCATCTGGTAGCATAATTGCAACTGGTTTGGATATTGTAAGTTTTGATGCGACCGGAAGTGTTTACACTGGAGAGTACTTCAGACTATCTCACCGTAATCATGGTATGCATAGTTCTTTGAATAGGGTTATTCTTTCTGATGTGGAATCTGATGTTGTACCTACTGAACTAACCGTAGATGTATTATCGAATGAAACCGCTATTTCTGTAGCATCAACATCACAATTCAATACCTTTGAGGGTGCGGTAGTTAGTGCAGCAAATACTGGATATGCATTTATCAACAGTGAGATCCTTTCGTATACAAGTGTTGGCATTTCTAGTTTGGGTGGCGTTGTAAGAGGTGTAGATGCAACTAATGCATTGAATCATCTTAAAGATGACATTATTCAAAAGTATGAGTACAACGGCGTTTCTTTGAGAAGGATTAATGCTGAGCATGATGTCTCTAGTATTCTTAGAGGTATTGATGATTACTACTTGAAAATTGATAGAGGATCAAGTAGATCAGTTGATGATACCTCAAATAACATTCCTCAGGTTTCTTTCAAAGAAGAAGCTGCTGGTGGTGGTCAAAATGTACATGCTTCTAAAAATATCCAATTTGACGCTGTAAGACCTCTTCTCGATGCCTCTACATTTGGACCCACAGACTTCATCTCATTGCAGATGAGAAGCGTTACAGGTACATCTCCTGATGGATCAGAGACTTCATTCATCGATAATGGATTTGAAGATCTTAACCTCAATAGAATCAACACTCTTGAGACCACAAGACTTGTCGCTTCTAGAACCAATGAGTCTGTTAGACTCGGTTCTTTACCTAGAAACAAATCTTTCTCGTTTACTGTTGAACTCGCAAATAGTGGAGATAGCTTTAATTCACCTACTGTAAATCTTGAAGGGGCAAATGCACTCTTCTATGAAAACAGATTGAATAATCCTATTTCTGATTATAGAACGGATCCTAGAGTTAAGTCTAGATTTAATGATCCACATGCTTCTTATTATATGTCCCAACCGATCTATACTAAGAATCCCGCAACTTCAATTAAAGTTATATTTGAAGCTCGCAGACCAATTGAATGTGAGTTTAGAGTTCTCTACAGTATTCTGAAAACAGACTCTAGTGAAGTAACACCTGATTTTGAACTATTCCCTGGATTTAGAAATCTTCTTGATACTGATGGAGATGGTATTGGTGATCAAGTTATTGATCCCAAACAAAATGATGGTATGTCAGACTCCTTTGTAAGTGCTGATGATACTCAATACAGAGAATATACATACTCTGTAGATGATTTGCCAAGTTTCAATGGATTACAAATCAAAATTGTATTCACTGGAACTAATCAAGCAAAACATCCTGTAATTAAGAATTTGAGAGCAATTGCGGTAGCATGAGTTTGATTCCCGTTGAAGGGCATTCTAATCTTTGGAGAGATTCTGATACCGGAGCCATCGTCAATGGCGATGACTCTGGGTATCATTCATACTTAAGAGAAAAGCATGCAAAGAAAAATGAAAGAAAAGAGCTTGATTCAATGAAAAAAGATATTGATGATATTAAAAGTATGTTATCCAAAATTGTTGATAAGTTATGAGTAGAAATCCACACTCTGAATTTTTAAAGTATCATGGATTTGAGACTCATGATACTCAAGATATGCATCACTCAGACATTGATATGCTAAAAGCTGATGTTGCAGAAATTAAATTCACGCTCAATCAGGTATTACAGGAATTAAGGAAACTAAATACCTAATAGGATAATCCGTGATGTAAAGAATGGCAGTTTACATTGCTAACCTTCAAGTTGATTCTGGAGTTGATTTTCAACACGGTTTCAGTCTAGGAGATAACGACACAGGCACTTATTTGAACCTAACGAACTATACAGCGACTTCTCAAATGAGGAAGTGGGCTGGTAGTTCTACTGCTGTATCTTTTGCGTCTACTGTTACTGACCCCGAAGTTGGTCAAATCCAAATTTCACTGGGTTCAACACTAACAGCTGACATTAAACCAGGGCGATATGTTTATGATGTGACACTTGAAGACTCTGGCGGATTTAAATATAAGGTCGTCGAAGGAATGGTCCTAGTCAGAGCAGGAGTAACAAGGTAATGCCATCATTACGAATCGGCACATCGAATCAAGTAAAAGTTATTGCCAGCGGTGCCCTCGGCGGCGGCTCTGGCGGAAGATTGACTTTGCTTGCCGATGTTGATGCATCAAATCTACAGGACGGAAGCATTCTAGTTTACGAAGCTTCTTCTAACGCTTTTATAACAACAAAAAATTTCCCTGCTGCCATCATTGACGGAGGTGTCTTCTAATGTCCGCAACGATTCTCTTAAAAAGGACACTTGGGACTTCCCCTCCAAACATTGCTCCCGTTGGTACTGGCGTATCGTTCGGTGAACTAGTATACGCATACGATACCAGTGATGTAGGCGCTGGTAAGTCTTACAAAAAATTATATATTGGTAACCCGTCTGGTCCGTCTGCAGCTCCGATTGCAATTGGCGGCGAATATTACACCAGTCTATTCCCAGAAAATCCTGCTAGTTTCGGTACTCCAGAAGCTTCTAAGGTTGTTGTCTTAGATAATCAAGGTAGAGTTGCTTCTTGGACAGTTGTAGATGATTTCTACACCTCTGGCGTTGGTACAGTTGCTGGCAACTTTAGTGTTGGTGGAAACCTCAATGTAACAGGAGACCTCGTTTATGACGAGGCTAATGCTAGAAACTGGAATGTATCTGGTATTGCAACTGCAGCAACATTAGATGTTGGTGCTGCTGGATTCTCTACTCTTGGTGTAACTGATTTCCGTGCAGTCGTTGGCGTTGTAACAACGCTAAGCGGTACTAGTGCTGATTACTACGAAGTAAATGTAGGTCATGCTCTTACTGCAAATAATGTAGAAATTACTGGGGTATCATCCTTCAGTAATATTACATTCTCCAATGATGTTATTAGAGTTGGTCGTGATGCTGCTGTAGGTCTTAGCAGTGCTGACTCTTCAATCTTTATTGGTGACTTTGCTGGTGCTGGTATTGGACAAACTGTCCTTAACCGTCGCAATATTGCGATTGGTGCCAGTGCAATGCAATATGCTGGTATTCTTTCCAGCAGTGACGAGTTAGAATCTAACATCGTCTTAGGTAACTTTGCAGGTTATAGACTGCAAGGTACTAAGAACCTGATGATTGGTGATAAGGTAGGTTTTGCCTTATCTTCTAGCGGCAACGATGAGAACATCGCTCTGGGTAACCAGTCGATGTATGGTGAGACTTTCCCTGTTGTTGATGGGGTAGCTCTCAGCGTTAATGTTGGCGATCAAACTGCTGTTGCAGATTATGATCAGACCGAAGATGTAACAGAAACCAGTGGATCTGGTCAAGGTCTGTTAGTTAGGTTGCAGACTGGTGCTACTGGTCTGATTACTAACATCCAAATCATGGCTCCTGGCGATGGTTACGAAGTTGGTGATACATTCACCATGCCGTTTGGTTTCCAGACTCTTACAGGTAGCGTAACCAGCAAGAATGGTCGCTTCCTGAGTGGTGGTACAGGAACCAGACAGCAGCAAAGAAATATTGCTATTGGTCCTTACACTCTCTTCAGTGTAGACGGTAGCAAGAACATTGCCATTGGTTACTCTGCTGGTAACGATACTCTTGGCAGTGGTAATGTTATCATCGGTTATGAGCGAAATGTTGCTATCGGAGATAGTGATAATCAGCTCGTAATTGGCAATCAAAATATTAACTGGATCGACGGTAACCAACTTGGTTATGTCGGTATCGGCACCACACGACCCTTCGGGTTGCTCGATGTTGGTGGCGTATTCATCATTGATAAGGGCACTGGTAATACAGTAATCTCTGGCGTAACATCTGTTCCGCAAATCGATGCTAACGATATCGGTGTTGAAGATATCAAGGTCACTGCTGGTTTAGCAACTGACTTTGCAATTACCAACGCTAAGATTCAGTCAGGTATTATTACTGACACTGTTGGTACTGCTGCAACTATTACGAATGTAGACTTCGTAAATGCAGATATTGAGGCAGCTAAGATCACTGCTGGTATTATCACCAGTCAGGTTGGTACATATGCCACAATTACAACCTTTGATACTGAGGTTGCTGATCTCAAGGATATTAAGGTAACTACAGGTTTAGTTACCTCTCTGGTTGGCACCTATGCCACGATTACAACCTTCGACTCTAATGAAGGTGATATCAACACCCTCAAAACTGTTGCTGGTGTTGTAACATCTATTATTGGTTATGGTTTAACATATACTGTTGGCGATTTTGCTAATCTTGATGCACTTGATGCCAAGATTACTACAGGCATCATCACCTCACTGACAGGTACATATGTAACCTTCCAAGACGCTGACTTCCAGAAAGATGTCAGAGTTGGTGGAGCTCTTACTGTTGTTGGTGATCTGACGGTTAATGGAACTACGAGTTTTGTTCAGAGTTCGGTTGTACAAATAACCGATAAGAACATTGAACTTGGATTCAGTTCTACTGGTGGACATGCTGATGCTACAGCCGATAACGGCGGTATCATCCTTAAGGGAACAACAGATAAAGAATTTTTATACGACCAATCTAGAGAGGCATGGGAGTCTAATCTTAAGTTCACTCCTAGTGTAGACGGCACTCTGGATATTGGTACTACTGATAGAGAGTGGAGAGACATTTATATTGATGGCACAGCACATCTTGATGCTGCTGACATTCTAGATGCCAAGATTACTGCTGGTATTATTACTAGTCAGGTTGGTACTTATGCAACCATCACAACGGTTGACATTGAGACTCTTGATGCCAAAGATGTAAACATCACTGGTCTTGCCGTTACTGATATTGTCGGAACCGCTGCAACAATCACAACGATTGATGCAACAGAAGGTGATATTGTTAATGCTAAGATTACTGCTGGTATCATCACAAGCTTGGTTGGCACTGCTGCCACCATTGGTGATGTTGAGATTACTGGTGATCTCAGAGTTGGTGGAGCTACAACCTTTACTGGTAATGTAACCTTTAACGGTGGCACAATCGGTCTTGGCGACTCTACTACAGACAACATCATCTTTACTGGTGAAGTTGACTCTGACATCGTTCCTGACGATGATGACACCTTTGATCTCGGTAGTGCTACTAAAGAGTGGCGAGATATCTACATCGACGGCGTTGCTCGTGTTGATGATCTGATTGTTGATTCAACAGTTGGTACATACGCGACAATTACAACTGTTGATATCGATGTACTCGATGCAAGACAGACAAATATTACTGGTTTAGCTGTTACCGATATTGTCGGTACTGCTGCTACTATTACAACGATTGACGCCACAGAAGGCGATATTGTCAACGCTAAGATCACTGCCGGTATCGTAACCTCTCTGGTTGGCACCTACGCTACGATCACCACGGTCGATATCGAGACCCTGGATGCAAGACAGACAAATATTACTGGATTAGCAGTCACTGATATTGTTGGTACTGCCGCAACTATCACTACAGTTGACTTTGAAGTCGCAGACATTCTGAATGCTACCATTTCGGTTGGCATTGCAACTTCTGCATTCGTTCAAGCTGGTTTCATCACATCACTGTATGATTCCACTGGTGTTGTTGGTCTGAACACTCAGCATATGCTGAGTACCAATCCAGATGGCACGATCACCTGGCGCGAACCTGCACAGATTGGTATTGCCACAATCAATGCCAAGCTTGACACATGGTATGTTTCTACTAATGGTGTTGACGACGGTGACGCATCTCGTGGGCGCACTGCAGAAAGGCCATACAGAACGATTGCATACGCTCTGTCTCAAATCTCTAATATTGGTGTAAACGATGTATTAAACATCGCCGCTGGTGTTTATGAAGAAGTCTTCCCACTGACTGTTCCAGCTGGATTAACTGTTAAGGGTGCTGGACTCCGTGCTACCAAGATTTGTCCTACTGTTGCTACCAAGCAGAAGGACTGCTTCTTGATGAACGACAGATCTGTTGTTGAGGATGTCACTATCGGTGACATGTACTTCGATACTGCTGGCAATCAGGGTTATGCGTTTAAGTTTGCTCCTGGTATCGCGATCACAAGCAGATCTCCTTATATTCAGCGCGTAACTGTATTCAACAAAGGTAGTAATACTTCTGCTAGTGATCCATATGGTTATGGTTCAGCTGATGCAAATCCTTCCTCCTACATCGCTGGTGGTGGTGCTTACCTTGATGGTTCTGAGGTAGCATCAGGATCTCTTGAGGCAGCGTTCTTGTTCAATGAAGTTACTTTCATTGTACCGAACAGCAAAGGTCTGATTATGACCAACGGTGCTCGCAGTGAGTACCTGAATTGCTTCTCCTACTTCGCTGCTGAAGCTATCAAGGGCACATCTGGTTCTCTTGGTATCAGTTCCGCTGGTGAGACCAGACTGAGACTGACTGGTATTACAACCGTTGGTGTTGGTAACACAATTACTGTCTTTGATACTGACGGAACTACTGGTATTGCAACTGCTATTGTTTCTGGTTATGACGGAACATACCTGGATGTAACTGGAAAGCAAACTGGTTTTGAAGTTCTCAATGCCAGAACTGCTAAAGCTATTACTTTCAACGATGGTGCTCAACTAGACACTACAGTTAAGAAATTTGGCAGTGCATCGTTAGCACTTGACGGAACAAATGATTCTATCAGTGCTCCTTCTAGCGGTGATCTTGGTTTCGGCACCAATACAGACTTCACGATTGAATTCTGGGCATACGCAAATACAACTGGTCTGACCAGCGCAACTCTCTTCGACTTAAGAGACACTGGCACTGATGCTGAGGGTATCAGCGTTGCCTTCCGTGCTGCTGGCGAAGTTGACATGCGGGTTGGTACTACAACCGCTATCACTGGCTCTGGCGCAGGCATCGCTACAGGCGTCTGGAAGCACTATGCACTCGCTAGAGAGGGTACAAACACTAGACTGTTTGTTGACGGTACTCAGAGAGGCATTAAGACCTCTGATACAACTAACTACGGTGCATCTAAAGGTCTGGTCATCGGTGCTGACTTTGATGGCGCAAGTCAAAATGTCACTGGTTGGATTGACGACTTTAGAATCGAGAGAGGAGTTGCCAAGTACAATACAAACTTCACTGCTCCGACTGCTGCACACACAGGTGATAAGGACACAGTTCTCTTACTCTCCTTTGATGGTGCGAGTGGCGTAACAACAACCACCGACGATGTAATCCGCAACCAGGATATCCGCATCACTCAAGCTGGTGGCGGTATCGGAACTGCAACTAAGGTTATCCTTGCTGACTACAGTCAGTTCGGTGCGGACATGCGTTCCGTTGGTTGTGCTGTTGAGTATGGTCAAAAGGGTGTTATTGCTGATGGTGATGGCGTATCTCTGAGACTGTTTGCTCTCAACTTCAATCATGTTGGTGCTGGTGGAGATTTCTCTAATGATCCTAACCTGGCAATTCAAGCTAATGAAGTTACCGAAATTAATAACGGTGATATATCATTCGTTAGTATCGACCAAAGAGGAGACTTCAGAGTTGGAGATGCATTCTTTGTTGATCAAGAAAACGGTACGGTATCGTTCTCACAACAAGTAACCAGCCTCCAAGCACTTTCATCTCTTCAGATTACTGACGGATCTAATAGCAGCACTATTACTCCTACAAGCGGTACATTTGGTAACATCCAGATTGCTGGTAACAATATTGAATCTACCTCAGGTGATATTAATATTGATCCAGCTGGTGCTGGTTCAATTAACATCACTGGTGATGTCAATGTCCTGGGTATCCTGACTGCGACAACCATCCAGCTCGATGCATTCCAGAAGAATGATACTTCCATCGCTCTGGATGACTCAGGTGCTAACGGTACTATTCGATTCAACACTGATAATGTTGAGGGCATGCGCCTTGACGCTAATCAGAAGTTGGGTATCGGTACTGCCGCACCTAGACAGAGACTTGATGTCCTCGACACTGCTAAGTTTGAGAGACTCGATGTAACTGGCGTATCTACATTTGCTGAGAGAGTTGACTTTAACCTTAGCATCGACGCAGTTGACGCTAAGATCACTGCTGGTGTTGTAACCTCGTTGGTCGGTACATATGCCACCATCACTACGGTTGATATTGAAACATTAGATGCTAAAGATGTCAACATCACTGGTCTTGCGGTAACAGATACTGTTGGTACTGCTGCAACGATCACCACAATTGATGCAGAAGCTCTTGATGCATTTGATGCAAAACTTACTGGTATTGCTGTCACAAACGCAGTATTCACTGGAATTGTTTCCTTCAAGGATAATGTAAAGGCACACTTTGGTGATGATGATGATCTGTCCATCTATCATGATGGCAACAACTCATACATTGATGATTCGGGAACTGGTACACTTGCTATCCGTTCTAATCAGGTAGAACTTCAGAAGTACACTGGCGAAACTCTTGCCAACTTTACTGCTGATGGTGCCGTTACTCTGTTCTATAACAACGGCATTAAGATCGAGACACTAGCTATTGGTGCTAGTGTTCGTGGTCAGACTCAAACGGGAACAATTGATGTTGCTACTAACGCAAACATCCACTCCACACTGACTGTTGATCAAGGAACAATCCTTACCGGAATTGTAACCAGTTCTGCTGGTATTGAAGCAATCAACATTAATGTCTCTGGCATTCTCACTACTAACAACTTTAGAGTTACTGGTGTAACAACGATCTCCGATGTCACAATTGGTGCTGGTTCTTCCTCAACCAAAATAAATACCAATACTGGAGAACTTGTTCTTGATTCTGCTGCTGGTCAGGTAACTGTCCAAGATAATCTAAGCGTAATCGGTTACGGTACATTCCGCGACGGTCTCTATTACAGATCAGATCAAGGTGGATTAACTGGTATTGGGTATAGCGGACCTAACGGTGTTGCATTCTTTGAGGCAGATGGAAGACTGGTTAGTGGTCTTAGTACAGTAGGGTTCTTAACAACCTCTAATTACATGCTAACCACAGATGAAAACAACATTCCAATTTGGTCCAATAGTGTTGATGGAGGTACATTCTGATGACAAAACCAACTACTAGAGACGGATTAAAAGATTATGCTTTAAGGCAACTTGGATATCCTGTCTTAGAAATAAATGTAGCTGATGAGCAAGTAGATGATGCATTAGATGATGCTCTGCAACTTTTTTATGAGCGTCATTTTGATGGCGTTGAAAGAGTTTATCTCAAGTATAAGGTCTCAGCAGATGACATCAAAAGAGGCAGAGCAAGAGGTGCTGGCGAATCTCTTGGTATTACTACTTCTACTACAACATCTGGAGACTTTGAGGAAAACACAAATTATTTGAGTGTACCTGATTCGGTCCTCGGAGTTGAGAAAGTATTTTTGTTTGATTCTAGCTTTATTTCAAACAACATGTTTAGCTTTAAATATCAGTTGTTTTTAAATGATGTAGCTTTCAATTTGGGATACAGTGGTCTTCTCAGTTATGCGATGACTAAAACATATATTGAAGACATTGATTTCTTACTTTCAACAAACAAGCAGATTAGATATAACAAAAGAAATAATCGTTTGTATCTCGATGTTGATTGGGGATCAGTATCAGAAGGAACATACATAATCATTGACTGCCAAAGAATCATGGACCCAGCAAATTATGCTGGTGTATACAATGATTCTTTTTTAAAGAAGTATTTTACTCAACTAGTCAAGAAACAGTGGGGTACAAACTTAACTAAATTCCAAGGAGTTAAACTCCCTGGAGGTATTGAATTAAATGGCAGACAAATTTATGAAGATGCTGTAATGGAATTGCAGCGTATTGAAGATAGAATGTTGTCTACCTACGAACTTCCACCCCTTGATTTGATTGGGTAATGGCATTAAATCCGTTTTTTCTTCAAGGATCTCCAAACGAACAGAGCCTTGTTCAACAACTTATTGACGAACACTTAAAAATGTTCGGATTGGATTGTTATTACATTCCAAGAAAAATGATTATCACTGATGATGTGCTCGGAGAAGTTCAGTCATCTAAATTTAATGACGCATATATTTTAGAAGCTTATCTCAATAACTATGAGGGATATGCAAAAGGTAGTGATATCATGTCCAAGTTTGGCATTAATCTTCAAAACGAAATTACTCTCACAGTTTCCAGGGAAAGATATGAAGATTTTATTGCCCCATTTGTTGTAACCCATAATGCCAAAAATGCTGGCACAGATATTATTTTTGGTGAGAGACCTAAAGAGGGAGATTTAATTTATTTCCCGTTAGGAGAAAGAATATTTGAAATTAAACATGTAGAATTTGAAAACCCATTTTATCAACTAGGTAAGAACTATATCTACGAACTTCAATGCGAACTGTTTCGCTATGAAGATGAGTATATTGATACCGGAGTATATGGTATTGATGAGAGAGGAATGGAAGAAGGTGAGACCAGTACTGTCATTTTGGCAGGCATTGGTTCAACAGCCATTGCTGTTGTTGATTCCTTCGCTAGTCAAGGAGCATTAGGACAAATTTTCCTGAACGATGATGGATACGGTTATACTAGCGCACCCAGTGTCACTATCGGACCCTCTCCTGCTGGTGTTACTTCATCTAGAGCAGGTGCCTTTGCATTCACAACCGAAAGGTCCGGGTTATATTCTATTGATCAAGTAGTCCTACAAAACCCTGGATTTGCATACACAGAGGCACCGGCATTTACATTTGGTGGTCCTGGTGTAGGTGCAGCTGCAACAGCATCTCTTACAAACAGTGGTATTACCTCAATTCGTATTACAGATCTGGGAACAAATTATGTAAGCCCACCGTTAATTACTATTCAACATCCCGCAAATGTTGCTATCGGAACTACTGGTGCAACCGTTGGTAGTAAACCCGGTCAGGTACAAGCTACTGCTATCTCAATTTTAGATGGAGATAGTCTAAGTAGAATCTTCTTAACAAATGCTGGATCTGGGTACGAAGAAGCTCCATTAATTACGATTGGAGATCCTCTTTCTCTTGGAATTGGAACATATTTCTTCAATGAAAGAGTAGTCGGATCCGAATCTGGAACTGAAGGATATGTGAGATCCTTTAATGCAACTGACCGAAAGTTAGAAATCTCAATAAATAATGGTGTGTTCTACCCTGGTGAGTTTATTACAGGAACTGCATCGTCTGCTAGATATCAAATCTTAAATCATACTGGAATTGATACTACAAGCACATTTACTTTCAATGACGAAATTGAAACTGAAGCAGATGGCATCCTTGACTTCACTGAGCGTAATCCCTTTGGCAACTTCTGATGTTAGGCACTTATTTTTATCACGAAATTCTCCGCAAGACAGTTGTGTCTTTCGGAACATTATTTAACGACATTCACATTCAAAAAGAAGACAAAGGCGGAAATACTATTAGTGACATTAAAGTTCCCTTAGGGTATGGTCCTAGATCCAAATTTCTTGCTAAGCTACAGCAACAACAAGAGTTAGCAAAAGCAACTGCTATTACTCTACCCAGAATGTCTTTTGAGATGTCAAGTCTTTCTTATGACTCAAGTAGAAAAACTTCCGTAACGAAGACATTCAAAGCTATTGATAATCAAGATCGAGTAAAGAAAGTATTTTTACCAGTTCCATATAATGTTGGGTTTGAACTCAATATTATGACAAAGTTGAATGACGATGCTTTGCAAATTGTAGAGCAGATTCTTCCATTTTTTCAACCATCATTTAATATTACTGTAGACTTGATCAATTCAATTGGAGAAAAAAGAGATATTCCTATTATATTAGAAAATATTTCATTTACCGATGAGTATGAGGGGGATTTTTCTACAAGAAGAGTACTAATCTATACACTAAACTTTAGTGCTAAGACATACCTATTCGGTCCTATTGCAGAAAGTACAGACGGACTTATCAAGAAAGTACAATTGGATTACTACTCTGATACTGATACACAAACTGCTAAGCGTGAGGTAAGATATACGGTCACTCCTGATCCAATTGATGCAGATGCAGATGATGATTTTGGATTCAATGAGACTACTACTTTCTTTGATGATGGTAAAGTATACAGTCCTACTAGGCAAGAGGATGTATGAATAATTTTAGCGAGATAGATGCATCATTAAATACAACTAGTGAAACTATTGATGTAACTCCCAGTAAAAAGGAGAAACCAGATCGTTTAACAAAAAGCGATACTGATAAAGACTATGATTATACTAGAGCAAACTTATATTCTTTAATAGAAAAGGGTCAAGAAGCCTTAAATGGTATTATGGAGCTTGCTGAAGAAACTCAGTCTCCTAGGGCATATGAGGTTGCAGGGCAATTACTCAAAAATGTGGCAGATAATACCGACAAATTAATGAAGCTTCAGAAAGATATTAAGGAGGTAAAAGAAGAAGTAAAGAATACAACTAATGTCACAAATAATGCTATGTTTGTAGGTAGTACTGCGGAATTACAAAAAATGTTAAAGGAAATGAATAAAAACAAGTGATGGGGTTAGATCCTGACGAGTGGTACTGCAGTGTCAATATTGGGATTGATGAAGTTCGTATGATGTATAATCATTTAGATTACTCCCTAAAGATGTGGCCAGGAGCTCCTGCCAGACCGATAGAGGAGCAAGAATTTCTTATGGACATGAAAGATAAGTATTTTGCTATGTTAATGGAATATAATTTTTCTGAAAAATAAATAAAAGAGCCTGACTCTTTACTCATGGAATCAAATCCAAAGAAGAAAGAGGAAGCCAAAAAGGAAAATAAATTTGAGTGGGCGGATGAGGGTGTATCAACTCTCGTCCGAGTTATTATTCTTGGATGGTCAGCAGCAATTCTGACTCTTAATTATGTAACTGTTCCTGGCATTCCTCAAAAAAACATCGATCCGACTTTTATAGCCAGCGTGTTCACGGGAACTTTAGCGACTTTTGGTGTCGTTGCCTCGAAAAAGAAGGATGAATCAAAGCAAGCACCTACTTTAGATAAGACAGAAGATAAACCTAAATAATAGAATCATGGTTCTATAGTTTTTAGGCATGGCACTGTCATATTCCGATATTTCTAGTTTCCTATCAGAATCAAAGAAGAAGAAACCGTCAACTACAGGAGATTTTGAATCTCCTAAAGTTGATGACTCTTCTGTAAAAATTACAGAGGGAAGTTTTACTATTGGTCCTGGACATCGTGGAGCGATGAAAGGTACTAAGATTTATAATAAAGGAAAGAGCACAACTAATCCTAATGAGAAGGATGCGTTCTTAAAGAAATCTGGAGCACAACTTCCTCCTTTAGCTCAAAAGAAACCATCAACACAAATGGCTGGTTATCAACCAGAAGGTGATATGATTGGTGAAGTTGTTGGCGGCAAACCTGGAGACGGATATATTGGTCACCCCAATCTAGATATTAAAAACCCACTTGCTAAGAAACAAGTTAAGGGTCCCACTGGTAATAGAGGACTTGCTGGCAAACTTGGTGATAGAAAGATGAGGATTGATAAGATGACCAATCAAATGCTCAATCAATCTGTCGAGCCAGAAGGTAAGTTAATTGAAGAGACAGATATGAGATTCTGTCCTAAGTGTGAGAAGATGGAAGCTAGAGAAGAGTGTGCTTATGGTCCCGACTATTGGGACACATTTGCTATTAAAAATATCTCTAAGAAAGTAGAGGAAGGTGCTGCATGGACTCGCAAAGAAGGACAGAATCCTGAGGGTGGACTCAATGAGAAGGGACGAAAGTCTGCCAAAGCAGATGGACATAACTTAAAACGACCATCTAAAGTGAAGGGTAATAAGAGAAGAGCATCATTCTGTGCAAGGATGAAAGGCATGAAGAAAAAACTCACTTCTGCTGAGACAGCAAGAGATCCTGATAGCAGAATCAACAAATCACTTAGAGCTTGGGACTGTAACTAATGAAAAACTTTAAAGAATTTTTGTCGGAAAGCAAAATTACAATTACTATTGATACTGATGATATTGAGACTCCCAAAAATGAAGAGTTCGGTGCTGATGTAGTTTGGGAAGGTAAGCTCTATCGTATGGATTTATCTACTGTTAGAGATTCTCTTCCAACAGAAAAAGAATTATCCGAACAGTTACAAAAGGAATATCCTGGAGCTATGGTCCAGAAAATATATCCAGTTTCTGAAGAAAAATCTGACATTACTGTCGTTAATAAAAAAAGATTTAACCCAGCTATGCAATCATGGGTTGAAGATTAATCATGGCACAGTGGAATAAGAATACACAGGACTTTCTCAATCAAGAAAGAACCCTTTTTGAAGTATATAATATTGCTGATCACTGGGGAAACCAGACAGATTGGAGACCTCAGTTTTCTAATAACAATAGATTAAAGGTTTCTCCATATCAAACAGTCTTCTTCAATACCTTCCAGTACGGCAAAGAAACTGATGTATGGGATGAAAGATTAGTCGGAGTCGGTGCAACTGCTACCTTTAATGCATCATCCAGTAATGTAGTAATGGAAGTTGGTTCTGCTGCTGGTAGTAGTGTAGTTCGTCAGACTAAGAATGTAATGAGATACATTCCTGGTAGAAGTGCTACTCTTGCCTTTTCAATTCGTCTTGATACTCCACAAGTCGGTATTCGTAGAAGGTTTGGATTGTTTGATGATAATAATGGTGCTTATTTTGAGGATAATGGTGGAACTTATGCTTATGTAATTCGTAGTAATACGACAGGTATTGTTACTGAAAGAAGAGTATACAGAGACGATTGGAACGGTGAGAAGTTTGATGGTAATGGATATAGTGGTGTAACTGCTGATCCAACAAAACAGCAGATGATTTCCATCAACTATGAGTGGTATGGTGCTGGTCTTGTAGAGTTTGCATGGTTAATGAAAAATGAGACAATTCCGTCTCATACATTTGAGAACTCAAATACTTTGGATACTGTTTGGTGTTCCACTCCGTTCCTTCCCATTCGTGTTGAGATTGAAAATATAACTGGTGTTGCTGGAACTCATTACCTGTATCAAGGATCTAACTCTCTAATTCAAGAAGGTGAACCAGAGAAACTTGGTATTCTTGAAAGTATTGCTAATCCTATTACTGGCACTACACTGGCAGCTGCAAATACATTTTATCCAGTCGTAAGTCTCAGATTAAAAGAGGATCAATTGGGTGCTGTTGCTCTGATTAGATCTCTACAAGCAGTAACGAATGATAATACTAATGTCTATTGGAGATTGATTGAGAACCCAACATTAACTGGTGCAAATTGGACAGATGGTTCAAATCCAAACTCCTTTATGCAATACGACACAAGTGCTACTGCTACAGCTGGTGGAAATATTGTCCTGAGTGGATTTACGATTTCTGGTGGTTCTTCTCTTGTAGAAGTTGATGATAAGGCAGCACTACAAATCGGTAGAACTGGTATTGGAACGATAAGTGATATATACACTTTAGCATGTGCTTCACCTAATACTAACAAGAAAGCACTCGCAGTATTAAACTGGATTGAACAAAGGTAATTGATTGGAATCCATGACTTTTATGTGTAAAAATAACAGACAGATCAAATAAATATCTCTATAATGGTATAGAGTTGATACTTTTCTTATGACAGGATTTTATCTACTAGTAGCATGTTTCGTTTTACTCATTGCCTATGGGGGCATAGAGGAAACGATGAAGCTAATTCATTATATTGATCTTACTATCAGATATGCAATTATAAAAGTAAAGCTTTATTTTATGAAAAAAAAATTAGAAAAAGAATTAGGAATTTTCTCCCGGAGTGATAACAATGGCTGACGATAAATTTTCGGACCTCAAGCTGCAGCGTGAAGAATGCGAAAAATGTGGGGCAACTTGGATTAATGGAAAGCATGTATGGAGAGGTACTGCTAACGAAGGTAGTGAATTAGACCTTGCTGGTTTAGTCTGTAACAAGTTAGGTAATGAACAATGCATCAATCCATCAAAAGGTATTGAAGGCGGTGTAACATGGGCATATAGAGCGGGATTTATTGACGGTGCAATTAAGGAGAAAAAAGAGTCTATGGAGAAGATGAGAGACTTCGGAGAGGAGATGGGTTTTTAGTTCTGAAACCCTAATAATTTTAGGAATAAACTACTAAGAATGTGCTAGATAGTACAGTTGCATAATACTCAATGAGAGCTATTTGTTTCTTTCTAGTTACATTCTTTTTTGCTATTCCTGCATGGGCAGTTGATGTCTCAATGGGTGCTGGTGGTAATCTAGTATTTGAACCGAATGAGATCACAATCTCTGCAGGTGACACAGTTCATTTTGTTAATGAGGCTCTACCTCCTCATAACATTATTGTTGAAGGTCGTGCAGATCTTTCAAGAGAAGCACTACTGTTTGCTCCTGGCGAATCACAAGATGTTGTATTTGCTGATAAAGGTGACTATAATTATTTCTGTGGTCCTCACCAAGGTGCAGGCATGACAGGCGTAATTCATGTGGAGTAAATGTCCAAAAGTTACATAACAAAAGAACAATGTCAAGGGATGATCGATGACGCAATTCGTAGACACAACCGTAATGCTGGAATTATTTCTATGTGTGTCGGTTGGGTTGTTCTCGCTTTATTTGCTGAGGGTCTCCTTAGACTTATAGGCATAATACCACCACTGTTACCTTGGTTAGAATTAAAGCTATGAGTGGATTATTCGGAAACATATTACTGTGGATTTCAATTCCATTTGTATTATCGACAGTATTCTTCGCATTTTATCGGGGAGAAAATTTTTATTATGAAAGCGATGATTATGATGGAAATGGAACAGCACATTAAACTGCGTTATGATTTTGCTATGAGTGCATTCGCTAGAATGTTTGGCGTAAATCATGTAATGGCTTCAAATGATATTTCTAGATTCTGTAAAAAGTGGTCTGAGACTGAGAATGAAGAAGCACCTAATGGAACTATAAGTGAGATTAACTTTTACTTTTTAGACTTCTGGAAAACCTGGGGAGGATATGTATGACCAATATAGCCCTCAAGGCAGCACACTTTGCTGCTGCTACACTCAATAACCCTTTTGGAGTTGGTGCATTAAGTCTTGCACTAATTGTTGTACCTATTGTAGGGATGGATTTAGTACATAGGTATGGATGGCAGCACTGGGAACCATTCAATAAAACTAGAAGGGTATCTAAATAATTATAAAGTCACTTGTTGTGATGAATAGGTATCAAAAAGCAATACAATACACAAAACCACTTGTTAAAATTGATGAGAAGATTGCTTTTCTTAAAGAGAAGATGGTAACAGCCGGTATGTATTCTGTAGTGGATACATCCCCCGAAGTGCTTGAGGTTGGACCAACATTTGAGCCAGCACCTCTTGGTGATTTTTCTGACCTAAGTTCTTTTGTATGGGATAGTGCAGCTCAAGGAGATGGTACTCCGGGTGTTCTTCCAAATCTTAGTCAATTGCAGACTACAGATATTAATGGGGTTACCCAACCTAGATTAGAAATGCCTCAAATTGAAACCAGTGACGGCAGTAAGTATATTGGAACACCATATGCTATGGCATTTTCTGGTAGTATGGCATTGACTGGAACTTCTCTTGGGTATATTAATGAGAATGGGTATAACCATGTATATCAATTGAGTAATGTTTTTGGTGTAAGTTATAATGAGTTTGCTAGAAAATTTGCTCAAGCTTACACAGAAGGAAATTTTACACAAAAAACAATTTACATGTGGTCGGGTATAGATTGTTTGCTTGGTCAGTGCAGAGGGGGTGCCGCATATTACCCACCTGGTACAAGTAATGTTGCACCCCATGCATCAAGAGTTTTATATCCGTATACATTATTGATTCCAGTTGATGGGAGTGGGATTCCCAAAGGAAATCCAGTAATGACTGATGTAGGTGTAAGATCACAATCAAAAAGAGTCGCTTCGGTTATAAGTCGGGATGGTATTGGCGATCCAAATTATTATCCAGGACCAATCGCTATGGGTCCTGATACTCTTTGGGAAATGATTAATGAATATAAAAGTCCAGCAACTCCTGCTTACATGAAGCAAAACATTATAAAGGGATTAAGTGACTGGGCTAAACCTGGATCTAATAATCGTCGCAAACTTCAAGGTTTAGGACTTCCGCTAGTTTAAAATGATAGAATATAACGGTAAAAAAATAACAGCAGAAAATATTACTATTGAGGATATAGAAGTTCTCTTTGATTTTGATAAAGATGTAATGCTTCAACATAGATTGAATTTAGGAAAGGATTATGTTAATAAACAATTCCCAGAAAATGTAGAGCAGACTTCAAGAGTTAAAAAACTTTTGAAGAGAAATCTTGAACTGTCTGACCCCAAAACATTTAAAGATCCTAAACCAGTGATGACCTATGGTAAATTATTTGGTGGTGATCATAAGAATAAGCGTGTTAAAATTAAGGAGCATGGTGGGAAGTCTTTACTCTCTGTTAATAGATTTCTAATGAAAGAAAAACGGAAAGATACTTCTAGACTTAGGTGGTTAAAATCATGAATTTACTATTACAACCACATACTAATGTAAACGATCCTGTATGGTCGGTGATCTTTATGGTATTTCTTTCTGTTTGTATGGCTCTTTATGTCATTTACTATATACTAGGAATCGACGAAAAAGAAAATGGGAGCCATGACACCACCGAGCAGGAAGAGTTGCTACAACTTCCGAGTGACGGAGATCAATCGTGTCCTTGATGGTGATACTATTGATGTTACTATCGACCTCGGGTTTGATCTATACAAGAAAGAAAGAGTTAGAGTTGCAGGAGTTGATACGCCAGAGAAGAGGACCAGAAACTTAGAGGAGAAGGCACTTGGAATCGACGCAACCAACTGGCTCAAAGAAAAACTCGAAGGCACTTTGGCTGGTGATGATGAGTTGTCTGTTAGGACTGAACTTGTTGGTGGCACTGGCAAATACGGGCGTCTTCTGGGTTGGCTTTACATTGGGGACGACAGTGTGTCCCTTAACGAGCAAATGATTGAGGAGGGTTATGCTCATGCTTATGACGGAGGAACAAAAAACATGGACCTTGAAGCACTCAGAGAAATCAGAAGGGCACACGGCACGATGGTGTAGAAGTGTTGTCTGTGGATCTAGTGTCTTTATCCCAGACTCTGAGTTTGGAGGAGAAAAATGCGAACTAACATGTGATATCAACTATGAATTTTGAATTAGATATGGATGACTATGCTATCATCCTTAATGCATTACATTACTACAAGAAAGTTGAGAAGCGAGGAAACTTCAAGCAGTACAACGAAGAGCGTGTAAATAAATTAAGAGACAAAATGGCATATCAATTAATCCCCAGTCCCGATTCTAAGCCAAGATCATGAGCGCAGTATTTGTATTTTCTTTTGTCTCATTGCTATGTTTTGCAATGCACATTACTTGGCCACTACCTTATAGAAAATAATGTCTTCAAATGAAATTTACTTAGGTAATCCTAACCTAAAAAAAGCAAATACTTCTGTAGAATTTTCCAAAGAAGATGTCAAAGAATATTTAAAATGTAAAGATGATCCAGTATATTTTGCAAAGAACTATGTAAAAATTGTTTCTCTGGATGAAGGTCTTGTACCTTTTAAGATGTGGGGATTTCAAGAGAAATTAATTCGCAATTTCCATGAGAAACGATTTAATATCTGTAAGATGCCAAGACAGACTGGTAAGTCTACAACTTGCGTATCTTATCTTTTACATTTTATTGTTTTTAATGATAGTGTCAATGTTGGTATACTTGCCAACAAAGCAGCAACAGCAAGAGAGCTTTTAAGTAGGTTACAAACTGCATATGAGAACTTGCCAAAGTGGATGCAACAGGGTATTCTATCCTGGAACAAAGGTAGTATGGAGCTAGAAAATGGCAGTAAGATATTGGCAGCATCTACATCTGCAAGTGCTGTCAGAGGTATGTCGTTTAACATCATCTTCCTCGATGAGTTTGCGTTCGTTCCAAATCATATTGCAGAGTCGTTCTTTGCCTCTGTTTATCCTACTATTACTTCTGGTAAAAGCACAAAGGTAATCATGGTTTCAACGCCTCACGGCATGAACCATTTTTACAGATACTGGCATGATGCACAAAGAGGAAAAAACGAATATACTGCAACAGAAGTTCACTGGTCTGAAGTCCCTGGTAGGGATGCAGCGTGGAAGGCACAAACCATTGCCAACACCTCAGACCAACAGTTTAAAGTTGAGTTTGAATGCGAATTCCTTGGATCCGTTGATACTCTTATTAGTGTTGCTAAATTAAGAAATCTTGTTTTTGACGACCCAATACAAAACAATGGAAAGGGACTCGTGGTATATGAAGAACCAAAGAAGGATCGTGATTATATCGTAACTGTTGACACTGCGCGTGGCATTGATCATGACTATTCGGCATTTGTAATTTTTGATATTTCAGAGTTCCCATATAAAACTGTAGCAAGATATAAGAATAATGAAATTAAGCCCATGCTATTCCCAAATATTATTTTGGATATGGCGAAAGCTTATAACAATGCTTATGTATTGGTTGAGGTTAATGATATTGGAGAACAGGTTTCATCAATTTTACAATACGATCTAGAATATGAGAATATGCTGATGTGCTCTATGAGAGGTAGAGCAGGTCAACAAGTAGGTACAGGTTTCAGTGGTAAGAAAACCCAACTGGGTGTCCGAATGACCGCTGCTGTAAAGAAGACTGGTTGCTCAAATCTAAAGGCATTAATAGAAGAAGATAAACTCGTAACCAGTGATTATGATATCATTGCAGAATTGACGACATTCATCCAGAAGAAACAGTCGTGGGAAGCGGAAGATGGATGCCACGATGACCTTGCAATGTGTTTAGTTATTTTTGCATGGTTAGTAGCTCAAGATTACTTCAGAGAGATGACGGACAATGATGTCCGCAAGAGAATCTATGAAGATCAGAAAGATCAGATCGAACAAGATATGGCACCTTTTGGATTTATCAGTGATGGATTAGATGATGAGACATTTGTTGAAGGTGGAGATAGGTGGACTGTAGATAAGGAGATGTCATCAACATATGGTGATATGTCTTACATGTGGGATTACAACTGATGGAAATAGATGATGAATTTGAATTAGGTCATCTATACCTTTCTGAGAGGAAATGTAGGACTTGCAATAAGATGAAAGATTTGATGAATGATTTTTATAGAACTCATAAAGATAGAGGAGATTCTCCATCAGCATATTCATATGAATGCAAGTCATGCACTAAAGAAAGAGTAGTTATGACAAGGAAACAAAAAGATAAATTATTGTATTGGTGCTATCCAGATTGGTAGTGTTCATGTATGGTTTCCCCACTCAAAAAGGTCTAAACTCTAAATATTAGTAGACAAAATTGGATTCTATTGGGAGTTAAAGATGCCGCTCAACCTAGCATCTCCTGGAATTGTCGTAAAGGAAGTTGACCTAACCCAAGGTAGAGTAGACCCCACTTCTACTCTAGCTGCAGGTATCGTAGCTCCCTTTGCAAAAGGACCAGTCGAGAAACCCACACTTATCGAAACCGAGGCGGATCTTCTAGAGACCTTCGGTTCACCATACAAAGACAGCAACCACTACGAATATTGGTTGACAGCTTCATCGTACCTAGCATATGGCGGCGTACTTCGCGTTGTTAGATCTAACGATACAGAGCTCAAGAACTCCTTTGTTGGTACTGCTAGCAGCGTCACGATTAAAAGCGTAGACGATTATATCAACAAAGGATATTCTGAAAACAACATTACTAATGTTGTTGTTGCTGCTAGAAACCCTGGTTCCTGGGCAAATGGAATTAAGGTTGCCATCCTAGACAGTCTTGCAGATCAAATCATCACTGGTGTTGACACTAGTGCTATTCTTGGATTTTCTTCTACTGCTAATGGCGGTCTTGCTGCTGTTGCCGGATACGAAAACGGTATTTCAGATATTGATCTGACTGTAGGTCTGGGTGTCACTCAGGCAGTACCTGCTGGAACAGTTGTTGCTGGTGTTGGCGCTACCTCACTGCTTGATGGATACCTTAAGGGTGTAATCACAGAAGTTGGTTCTGGTCAAGTTTCAGTTAAGCTTGTATCACATGTCAGTTCTGCTGGAACAGAAACTTCTGTTGAATATACTCCTGGTGGAGTTTATGAATTCCAGAATACTGGTTCATTCTCACTACATGTTCAATCCACTGTAGGTTCTTCCAAACTTGGTTGGGTATCAGGAACAGTTTCTTACGGTTCTAGTTTTGCATCTAGTGATTTCTTCACAGCTCTGACTGGTGCAGGTATTACTAGTGGAGATGCTCGCTGGGTTGCAGCTGCAGCATATGATGGAGACATCGATTACACTGGTGCTACCGATTGGTTCGACAATCAAACCATTACTCTTACCAATGGATCTACAATTGCTTGGAATTCCCTTGCAGATAGACCCGGTACTTCTGCATTCGCTGCAGCCAGAAACGCCAAGAACGATGAAGTTCATGTTGCTCTGATTGACGACGCTGGTAAAATCACCGGCAACGCTGGTACACTTCTTGAGAAGTATATCTCAGCATCTAAAGCAAAAGATTCAGTATACTCTGCTGGTTCTTCTTCTTACTGGAGAAAACTTTTTGAAGTTTCTAGTCAGTATGCATTTGGCGGTGGAGCTCCCGCAGGTGTTGTAACAACAGACCTGGATGCAAACTTTGATCCTAAGACTGATGTTGCATGGGATCAAGATACTGAGAATGTTTCTTTCGCTTCCATCGGAAACTATCAAGCATCATTTGCCATGGGTCTTAACTATGGCGGCAAAGCTGGAATCAACAGTACAGGTGCTCTTAGCGTAAGCGTAGGAGACCTTTCTAGTGGTTACGATCTTCTTGCAAATAAAGATGCATACGAGTTAGATTTCCTGATGATGGGATCTGCTGCTCACGGTAGAGAGGCATCACAAGCTCTTGCAAATAAACTAATTGCAGTCGCAGAAATTAGAAAAGATTGTGTTGCATGCATCTCTCCCCATAGACAAGCATTCCTTGCTACATCTGGAGATGGAGAAGACCTAACGCTAAGTTCCGATACTGTTACTTCTGCTATAACTGCCTTCTACTCTTCAGTAACCTCATCTTCTTACGCTATTCTTGATAGTGGTTACAAGTACATGTATGATCGCTTCAGTAAAGCGTTCCGTTATGTACCCCTTAATGGTGATATTGCTGGCCTTTGCGCTAGAAATGATATCAATAACTTCCCCTGGTTCTCACCGGGTGGAACTACACGAGGTGCAATCCTCAACGCTGTAAAATTAGCGTACACTCCCTCACAAGCTGAGAGGGATAAGTTATACTCTGCAAGAGTTAACCCAGTAATTTTCTCGCCTGGTGCTGGTATTATCCTCTTTGGTGATAAGACAGCTCTTGGTAAATCCTCGGCATTCGACAGAATCAATGTCCGTCGTCTGTTTATTTACTTAGAGAAAGCAATCTCAGCCGCCGCAAGAGATCAACTCTTTGAGTTCAACGATGAGATTACGAGACTCAACTTCCTGAACATTGTTGAACCTTTCCTTCGCGATGTACAATCTAAGAGAGGTGTTACCGATTTCGTCGTAATTTGCGATGAAACAAATAACACTGCTGCGGTAATTGACAACAACGAATTTGTTGCTGACATCTTTATCAAACCTGCTAGGTCGATTAACTTCATCGGTCTGACCTTCGTCGCTACCCGCACGGGAGTCAGTTTTGAAGAAGTTATTGGTCGAGTTTGATCGCCTTATAATAAACTCATAGGAGAACCCAAACAATGGCTATCAACCAACAAAATCCCCCAAAGACTTCAGACAGGACAATTGACAAGTTTAAGTCAAGACTGTCTGGTGGTATTGCAAGACCTAACCTCTTTGAGGTGGTCTTGGCATTTCCAGACGGAGTAGTAGATTCCTCAGTAAATGATCTTGATGCAAAAGCAAGATTTCTTGTGAAGGCAGCTGCTCTTCCTGCGTCAAACATTGCACCAATTAGTGTTCCTTTTAGAGGTCGTACTCTTAAGATCGCTGGCGACAGAACCTTTGACGAATGGACTATTACTGTTATTAACGATACGGACTTTGCAATCCGCTCTTCTTTTGAGAGATGGATGAATTCCATGTCGAAAGTATCTGATAATTCGGGTACTACTAATCCTGAAAGCTATACCAAAGATGCTTATGTTTATCAATTAGGCAGATCTGCGGTTGCACCTAATTCTCAGGAATCTGACGCAAATCTTCCTGTTCTTAGAACTTATAAGTTCTATAGCGTATTCCCAACAAACATCTCACAGTTAGACCTATCTTACGATTCTGCAGACGCTGTTGAAGAGTTCACAGTTACTCTTCAAGTACAGTGGTGGGAATCTGCCGGAAATGGTGGAGATGTCGCTTGATAAATAGTCTTTGATATCAAAGACAAAATATTTAAAATGTCGAAACTCTTCGGATTTTCTATTGAAGATAATGAAAAGACCCCCAAGGGTGTAGTCAGTCCCATTCCCACTACAGGTGAGGGTGGGGCTGATTACTATATCCAAGGGGGTTTTTCTAGTCAAGTTGTAGATATTGAAGGAATCTACAAATCAGAACATGAACTGATTAGAAGATATAGAGAGATGTCTCTCCACCCAGAGGTGGATAATGCAATCGAAGATGTTGTAAATGAAGCTATTGTTTCAGATCAAAATGATTCTCCGGTAGAGATTGATCTAGAAAATCTTAATGCGAGTGATGGTATTAAAAATATTATCCGCAAAGAATTTAAGCACATTAAAGATCTTTTAGACTTTGATCTCAAGTCTCATGAGATTTTTAGAAATTGGTATGTTGATGGTAGACTATACTATAATAAAGTAATTGACATTCAAAATCCACAAGAAGGTATTCAAGAGCTTAGATATATTGATCCTCTCAAAATGCGCTATGTTCGTAAAGAGAAGAAAGGACCAAATGATAGAAATGATATTTTTACAAGTAGAGGCGAAAGAGAAGAGCAAAGAGTAGCCTTCCCTGAGATTGAAGAGTATTTCATGTATACTCCCAAACCTCAGTACCCAACAAATATTGCAACTCCTGGCGGAAGCACCGCAATGAAGGGAGTAAAGATCACAAAAGATGCAATTACATATTGCACTTCTGGTCTTGTAGATAGAAACAAAGGATCAGGACTTTCTTATCTTCATAAGGCAATCAAGTCTCTCAATCAACTTAGAATGATTGAAGATTCTCTTGTCATCTATAGATTGTCACGCGCACCAGAGCGCCGTATTTTCTACATTGATGTTGGCAATCTTCCTAAGGTAAAAGCAGAGCAATACCTCCGTGAAGTAATGATGCGCTACCGTAATAAGTTGGTGTATGATTCCAACAGCGGTGAGATTCGTGACGACAAAAAAATGATGAGTATGCTGGAAGACTTCTGGCTTCCTCGCCGTGAGGGTGGTCGTGGCACAGAAATTACCACACTTCCTGGTGGTCAAAATCTTGGCGAACTTGCTGATATTGAATACTTCCAATCCAAACTCTATAGATCTTTAGGTGTGCCTGAATCTAGAATCGCTGGTTCTGGTGACGGTTTCAATCTAGGTCGTTCTTCTGAAATTTTAAGAGATGAACTGAAGTTCTCTAAGTTTGTTGGTCGTCTCCGTAAGCGTTTTAGTGCAATGTTTATGGATATGCTCAAGACACAATTGCTTCTTAAGAATATTGTTACTCCCTCAGATTGGGAAGTGATGTCTGAGCACATTCAGTTTGACTTCTTATATGATAATCACTTTGCAGAGCTTAAGGACAAAGAATTACTTGAAGGCCGTCTTGGACTTCTTGCAATGATTGAACCTTATGCTGGTCGCTATTACTCCACGGAGTACATCCGTCGTCAAGTTCTGCGTCAAAGAGATCAAGAAATTGTTGAGATTGATCAACAAATTGAAGAGGAAATTGCGTCTGGGGTTCTCCCAGATCCAAATCAACAAATGCTTGAGATGGAAGCAGGAGACCCAATGCTGCAAGGGCAAGAAGATCCCAATGCATTGCCAGGTCAAGCTCCACAACCCCAATTACCAAAAGCATCAGAAGGGGAAATCTGATAAATAAGTTATATATCTGACTTATATCCATGGAAGAGCTAGTAAATATGATTGCGACGGATTCGTCTGCTGTGAATATTAGCGACCAAATTAAAGATCTCCTTTACCAAAAAGCTGCTTCTAAAGTAGATGCTTTGCGTCAACCAACTGCAGCTAGTTTGTTTGGTGAACCATCACAAGAAACTGAGGAAGAATAATGGCAAGAACTTTAATCCTTGCTGCGGAAACTCCGCTGGCAGCTGGTATTGGTAATAGTACTTCCGTAGGTAACGCTACTGTTGTCAGAGTATTAAATGACTCTGGTAGTACCGTTGTTCTTCATGTTCAGGATTCTTCTTTTTCTGGCATTGGTTCTATTACCATGCTTAACAATACATCTGAATTGATCGAAAAGAAAGCCTCTGATATTATCTATGGCATTGGAGGAGCACTTAAAGTAGCTAAAGTAGGATTCACAGGGTAATCAAATGAAACTGATCACGGAAGAAATCGAACAGGTCGAACTTATCGTTGAAGAACGCAACGGTAAGAAATCTATGTTCATCGAAGGAGTATTCCTTCAGGGAGACATTCAGAACCGAAATGGTCGGATGTATCCTATGGATACTCTTCGCAGAGAAGTATGTCGTTACAACGAAAGTTTTGTCAGCAAAGGCAGAGCTCTTGGTGAACTCGGTCATCCCGAAGGACCTACTCTCAACCTGGATCGAGTATCTCATAAAATTACATCTCTCAGAGAAGAGGGAACTAATTTTATAGGTAAAGCTAAAATTCTCAATACCCCCATGGGTAAGATCGCACAAAATCTTATCGATGAAGGTGTAAAGTTGGGTGTTTCTTCCCGTGGACTTGGAACTTTAGCGGTAAATGAGAATGGTATTAAAGTCGTCTCAAACGATTTTATGCTTGCAACTGCTGCAGATATTGTAGCAGATCCATCCGCACCTGATGCATTTGTATCAGGAATTATGGAAGGAAAAGACTGGGTAATGGATGGTGGAATCGTCAGAGAAAGGCTTGTAGAGAAGACCTACAAGCAAATTAATACCTTGGTCGATCAAAAAGCACTTGAAGAAAACAAGTTGGCACTGTTCAATAATTTCCTGTCAAGTCTCTAATTTATAAATAAATATAGATTATATCAACGATTATAATCGGAGAGTTCACCAATGTCCGCTAAGGAATTACAAGAAATGGAAAATCCCGTAACAAGGGGTGCGAAAGGAGCTGAGGCTATGCCTAAGCTTTCTGATCCTGGAACTGGTTTGGCTGCTGTTCAAGATCTTGGTGGGCCTACCCCCGAGAACTACAAAGCCGACGATGATTCCGCGAAACTCGCAGAACCCAAAGTTAAAACTGTCAAAGATGTCGTAAATCGTGGCGCTAAAGCTGCTGAACCGATGCAAAGTCTTTCTGCTGGCGATACCGTCGAAGCAGAAGGCGAGCAAGAAGTTGTAGCTGAAGATGAGACCACGCAAGAGGAGGTAACTCCTTCTGTTGATATCGAAGAAGATCTTTCTGCCCTTTTTGGTGGCGAAGAACTTTCCGAAGAATTTCAATTAAAAGCTCGCACAATCTTTGAGGCTGTAGTTACTGCTAAAGTAACTGAAGTCCAAGAAGAGATGGCTGCACAATACGAAGAGCAACTTACTGAACATCTTGAGACTGTAAAGTCTGAACTTGTAGAGCGCGTTGATGCATACCTTGAGTATGTTTCAGAAGAGTGGATCTCCGAGAACAAGATCGAAGTAGAGCACGGTCTTAAGACCGAAATGACTGAATCATTCCTTTCTGGAATGAAGGGTCTATTTGAAGATCATTATGTAACAATTGCTGACGACAAATACGATGTCCTGGAGAGTATGGTCTCCAAACTTGATGAAATGGAAGGCAGACTTAACGAACAGATCGAAGCTAACATTTCTCTTAACAAGCGCCTTGGCGAATCTACAGCTGATGGAATTTTCCGTGAAGTAACCGAGGGTCTTGCTGTAACACAAAGAGAGAAATTAGTCGCATTGTCTGAAGGTGTTGAGTTTGAGGGTGAAGAATCTTATCGTGAGAAGCTGGTTACACTGAAGGAATCTTATTTCCCCAGTGAGCAAAAACTTTCTTCTAACAAAGTGGAAACACTTTCTGAGGGCGTAACCTCAGAGACTGGTGTTGAGGCATCTGCTTCAATGACCCAGTACTTGAAAGCCCTTGGGATGAAGTAAAAAACTCCGCAAATTTAAACACTAAAACTAATGTACAATCAAGAATCATTAATGGAGAAGTGGGGTCCACTTCTCGACGCCGATGGAGTTGATCCTATTAAGGACTCACATCGCCGTGCTACAACTGCTGTTCTCCTTGAGAACCAAGAGCGTTTCCTCAAAGAGCAATCTGCTTTTGAAAGCGGCAACGGTATGCTCTCAGAAGCTGCTCCTACTAACAGCGGCAACGCTGTAGGTGCTTCTGGTGCTTTCAGTGGCGGTTCTGCTGCTGCTGGTCCTACCGCCGGTTTCGATCCCGTTCTGATCAGCCTGATTCGCCGCTCGATGCCGAATCTGGTTGCTTATGAACTCGCTGGCGTTCAGCCGATGAACGGTCCTACCGGACTGATCTTCGCAATGCGTTCACGCTACACCAATCAAGCTGGTACTGAGTCGTTCTTCGACGAGCCCGATTCCGCATTCTCTGCGAACAAGGCAGGCACCAACATCGGTCAAGCAACCCAAGGTGATTACACCGCTGCTACCGATGACGACGGCACCGTTGGTTTCGGTTCTACTGGTACTCAGCGTGGTACTAACCCCGCTATCCTGGAAGGCACTGCTTCCGACGCTGTACAAGCTCAGTATTCACTGGGTCAAGGTATGGCAACTGGCGACTCTGAGGCACTCGGAGACGGCAGCAATGGCGATTTCAACGAGATGGCATTCTCGATCGAGAAAGTCACGGTCACCGCTAAGTCCCGTGCTCTGAAAGCAGAGTACAGCATGGAATTGGCACAAGACCTTCGTGCTATCCACGGTCTTAACGCTGAAGCAGAACTCGCTAACATCCTGTCTAGCGAAATCCTTGCTGAAATCAACCGCGAAGTTATTCGTACCATCTATAAGACTGCTGAAGCTGGTTCACAGGCAAATGTTGCCAACGCTGGTTTCTTTGACCTCGATGTTGACTCCAACGGTCGTTGGTCAGTTGAGAAGTTCAAAGGTCTTCTGTTTAACATCGAAAGAGATGCTAACAGAATCGCCCAAAGAACTCGTAGAGGGAAGGGTAACATCATCATGACATCTGCTGATGTTGCTTCCGCTCTGACGATGGCTGGTGTACTTGATTACACCCCTGCTCTTAACGCTAACCTTCAGGTTGACGACACCGGCAACACCTTCGCTGGTACTATCAACGGTAAGTACAGAGTCTACATCGACCCCTTCGCTGCTAACTCTGCCGCTAACCAGTACTATGTTGTTGGTTATAAGGGTACTAGCCCTTATGATGCTGGTCTCTTCTACTGTCCTTATGTTCCCCTCCAGATGGTTCGCGCCGTTGGTGAGAACAGCTTCCAGCCCAAAATTGGCTTCAAGACCCGTTATGGTCTTGTCTCCAACCCTTACGCTGAAGGCACCACTCAAGGTTTGGGTCGTATCACCTCTAACAGCAACCGCTACTACCAGCGTACTGTTGTTAAGAACCTCATGTGATTTATATCTCACATACTTAACACTGAGACCCGAAAGGGTCTCTTTTTTTGTGCATATTTAATTTACTTCATTAAGTTAGCATACGCTGACTAAATAGTAACAGAATTGACTACTACCATGATCTGAGATCTCTATATTATATTCAATAACTAAGGTGATTCAAATGCACAATCTATTATCAATGGCTCAACTTAATGAGTGGAAAATTGCAGAAACCCCAGTTGACGATTTCGCAGTAGAGGAACAAGAAAGATTGAATGATTATTATGAGTGTTTAATTGAATGCAGCTCACTAAGGGCTCCAGAATGCAAAAGAATTTGCAAGGAAGTTCTTATGTGATATAATATAATGTCCGTGTGAAGGAAGTGAGAGACCCGAAAGGGTCTCTTTTTTTGTCTAAATAAAAATAAAAATGTCCTTCCTCGGCAAGCAGATAACAAACAAGAATTACTTGTCACCTACGGGATTTAAATTTAACATTGTCAAGACACCAAAGGTAGATTTTTTCTCCAACAGTGCAAGAATTCCTGGTATCCAATTGGGAAATGTAAAAGTTGGTAATTATCTGAAAGCTATTGATCTTCCTGGAGACAACATTCAGTTTGAAGATCTAACACTTCAATTTATTGTAGACGAGAATCTAGAAAATTATTTAGAGATTCATAACTGGATCTATGGTCTTGGATATCCTGAGAGTGTAGATGAGTTTAAAACTTTAATTACATCTGCAGATGGATCTAAAGATGTTAAAGAACAATTTAGTGACGGAACTCTGGCTATTTTGAATAGTAATTTCAATGTAAGTGCTAGGGTTAAGTTTAGAGATTTGTTTCCAGTATCACTGAGTTCTCTCGAATTTACTGCCACCGAAACCGATTATACATACTTTACAGCAACAGTGACATTTAAGTATCTGTTCTACACTATTGAGGCTGCAACTTAACTTATGGATCTTGAGACTATACAAAGTATGTGGGAGAAAGACTCACAGATTGATCAAGACAATTTACATGATGAAGCAGCGAAGATTCCGTCTCTTCATGCAAAATATTTTGACATCTACAACAATATAAAGTTGTTAAGAGAAAGAGCAACAACTTTGGAGAACAAGATTAAGTTAGAACGACACCTGTATTATACGGGCAAATCAGATCCCAAGGTTTATGAGACCGATCCTTTTCCTTACAAAGTTAGGGAGAAAGATGCAGTGCAAAGATATATGCTAGCTGATGAAAAAGTTCAGGCAGCATCTTTAAAAATTAAATACTACGATGTCATGTTGACATACCTAGAAGATATTATCAAACAGGTAAGTAATAGAGGATATCTAATTAAAAATATTATTGATTGGCACAATTTTCGTGCGGGGTAACGATGACTAAGTTAGTCATGTCCAAAAAGAATGAAGTCTTTTTAAAGATTGAATCCGAGCCTCATGTATACCAAGAATTATCTGACCACTTTTCATTTGATATTGAGGGTGCTAAGTACATGAATCAGTATCGCAAAAGATACTGGGATGGGAAAATTAGATTATTCTCAACACATACTAGAGAGTTGTATGTTGGGTTATTAGATAAGTTGATATCCTTTTGTAAAAGACAAGGATATGAATATGAATTTTGCGATAATAAATTCTATGGCACACCTTATGAAGAGAATGAATTTATCTCTAAAGAAGGAACCAAAGATTATATGCTGACTATTTGTAATCGTCAGCCTCGTGATTATCAAGTAGAGGGAGTATTCGATGCTCTAAGACACAATAGAAGGTTAGTGATAAGCCCCACAGCCTCCGGCAAATCTTTGATGATTTACTCAATCGTGAGGTACTATACAGAGCGCAAACAAAATATCCTCCTAGTTGTTCCAACGACATCTCTGGTAGAGCAGATGCATAAGGACTTTGAGGAGTATGGATGGGATGCTTCTTCATATTGTCAAAAAATTTATGCAGGTAAGGAACGAGAGGCAAAATCACCTGTCGTAATAACAACCTGGCAATCTATCTATAAGTTGGAGAAAAGTTATTTTGAACGATTTAATGTCGTGATTGGCGATGAGGCTCATTTGTTTAAGGCAAAGTCTCTTACTAGTATTATGACTAAGTTACATCAAGCAAAATATCGTTTTGGTTTTACTGGCACACTAGATGGAACACAAACTCACAAATGGGTATTAGAAGGATTGTTTGGACCATCATATAAATTGGTTCGTACAGAAGAGTTAATGAATAAAGGGTATCTTGCAAAACTAAATGCAAAAATTCTTTTATTAAAACATGATGAGAGAGTATTTGATTCATACTTGGAAGAAATTGATTATTTAATTTCTCACGACAAAAGAAATAAATTTATTAAAAATTTAAGCTTAGACTTAAAAGGAAATACTCTAGTGCTCTTTGCAAGAGTTGAAGATCATGGGAGGGTTCTTTTTGATATGATAAATAAAAACATAGAAGAAAATCGAAAAGTCTTCTTTATTCATGGTGGAGTAGATGTTGAGGATAGAGAGCTAGCCCGTTCCATTATTGAAACTGAAACCAACTCAATTATTGTTGCTTCTTACGGAACTTTTTCCACTGGAATTAATATTAAAAATCTACACAATGTAATATTTGCATCTCCATCTAAATCAAGAATTAGAAATTTACAATCAATTGGTAGAGTGCTTAGAAAAGGTACTAACAAATTTAGCGCAACACTTTATGATATTGCTGATGATTGTACTTTTCGTTCAAAAAGAAATTACACATTAAACCATCTCATCGAAAGAATTAAAATTTACAAAGAAGAAAAATTTAATTATGATATGGTAACTATCAACCTGAGGGAAAAGCATGAACGATGACTTTTACGCAAGTATCAAATTAGTATCTGGTGAAGAAATCTTTGCCATTACTTCTTCGGAAGAAGACACTTTAATTTTACAAGACCCTGTTTGTATTGAAACAATACATGGACCAAGAGGCTCCTTTATAAGAGTTGAACCATGGATGCATGTTCCTAAGGATCAGTTTTATTTTATTGATAAGAGACAAGTTATTACAATGACTGAAGTTGAAAGTGATAACGAAATGATTGATTATTATACAAATTATATAATTGACGCCGCTGAAGATAGAATGGGAATCAACACTAGATCTAGTGGTAAGGTAAAGCCATCTGAAAAGATGGGATACAGAGGCAGCGTTAAATCTGCTAAAGAAAAACTTGAACAGATTCTGGAATTAGAGTGTGATCCTAAAGCAGGCATTGCAACTCATGCTTAAGCTTCAAAGCTTAGATACAGTGCTTCTGAACTTCGACAAAGTTATTCTACAGAGAAAAGCATAGTTTGTCAAGTTATGCTATAATGTAAACATAAACTTACAGCAGATATGCCTAAAAAAAGATCTGAACATTATGTGAATAATAAAGAATTGTTAGATGCGATGGTTGAATATCGTATCAAAGCAAAAATTGCTAAAGAGAATGGAGATGCTCCTCCACCTATTAGCAATTATTTGGGTGACTGTTTTCTTAAGATTGCTACACACCTTTCATATAAACCTAACTTTGTGAATTATATGTTCAGAGAGGATATGATTGGTGATGGGATTGAGAATTGTGTTCAATATATTCATAACTTTAATCCAGAGAAATCAACAAATCCTTTTGCGTATTTTACTCAAATTATTTACTACGCATTTCTTCGTAGAATTCAGAAAGAAAAAAAGCAATTAGAAATTAAAACAAAAATTATTGAAAGAACTGGATATGATCAAGTAATGGTTATTGAAGATGGAGCTAATGGATCTACAAGCGACTATAACACCATCAAAGATAATATTCAGTATAGGACATCAAGATGAACGACAAAGAGCGTCTTACTAAGCAAGTAAAAGAATCAGACCCATGTCGAGATAATTCTGATAGGGGGTATTGGCGTAAAAGACTTCGTGATTTAGAACAAGGTAAAGTAAATGAAACTGACTCAAGATCTAATTAATGAAATAGCATGTGCTATGGACATGCGTAAAAAGAATGGTGATCCAGTATGGGAAGATGGTGACGAAATTGCAATTGAAATAGCTGGCACATTTGCTGCAGATAAATTTATTGTTATTAAAAACAAAAGTAAATCTCCAGTAATTTCATCCTTACCTCTGGATAGAGAACACAAACCACATCATTTGAAATGAAAATTGGAATCATAACTGATCAACACTTTGGTGCTCGTAAGGGTAGTAAATTGTTTCATGATTATTTTTTAAAATTTTATAATGAAACTTTTTTTCCTACTCTTCTTGCTGAGGGTATCACAACTATTATCGATATGGGAGACACTTTCGATAATCGTCGGAGCATTGACTTCTGGTCTCTCAAATGGGCTAAAGAGAATTACTATGATCGTCTCCGTGATATGGGGATCACTGTATACACTGTTGTGGGTAATCATACTGCCTACTATAAAAATAATAACTCAATTAATACAATCGATTTATTATTACGAGAGTATGATAACATCATCCCTATCACTGATTATGCTGAGCACTTGATTGGTGGTACAAAATTTGCATTTATTTCTTGGATTAATAAAGAGAATGAACAGCAAACTCTAAACTTGATTAATAAGAGCACTGCAAAAATTGCTGTTGGTCATTTGGAACTTAACGGGTTTGCTGCTTATCGTGGGTTCATGCAAGACCGTGGATATGAAGCAGAGTATTTGAGGAAATTTGATCGTGTATTTACTGGACACTATCACACTCGTAGTAACGATGGTCAAGTCTTTTATTTGGGAAATCCTTATGAATTGTATTGGAACGATGTTAACGACCCTAGAGGCTTCCATCTCTTTGATACTGAGACATACGATTTAGAACAGATTGATAATCCCAATCATATGTTCTACAACATCTATTATGAAGATACTCCTCATCAGATGTTGAATGCTTCAGAATATGCTGGTAAAATTGTTAAAGTTATTGTTCGTAAAAAAACAAAACCAAAAGACTTTGAGAAGTTTATTGATAAACTGTATACTGTTGGTGTAGAAGAACTCAAAGTTATCGAGAATTTTGATTATAATCAAGGATGGTTACATGGAGAAGATTTAGATATTAGTGAAGAAGAGAATACGATGTCTATTTTAAACAGATGTATCGAAGATACTGAAACAGATATTGATAAGTCTAGAATTAAAACCCTATTTGGTTCTTTATACTCAAAAGCTTGTGAAGTTGAATAATGTTTTTATTGACTGAGAAAGATAAAAAAGAAGAAGGGGCATATGCCGTAAAAGATCGTAGAGGAAACAAGGTCCTTTTTATCTTTGAGGAAGAAGACGATGCAATTAGATATGCTCAGCAACTCGAAGAAGATCATGGAGTTGCAATGTCAACGATTGAGATTGAAGAAGACCTTGCAATAAAAGCCTGTGAGCTGTATAATTATAAGTATTCAGTGATTACTTCCCAAGACATCGTAATTCCACCTTCACAAGATGATAACATTTGAAAAAATTAGATGGAAGAATTTTTTATCTACTGGAGATCAGTGGACAGAAATTCAACTCAATAAGAGTTCCACTACATTAGTTATAGGTACAAACGGTGCTGGCAAATCCACAATGCTTGATGCATTATGTTTTGCACTATTCAATAAACCATATCGTAAGATTAACAAACCACAACTAGTTAATAGTTCTAATGAGAAGGGATGCTTAGTTGAGGTTGAGTTTTCTGTAGGACCTAAAAAGTATATGGTTCGTAGGGGCATCAAGCCAAATGTGTTTGATGTTCTTGTTGATGGTGAAATGAAAAATAAAGAATCTGATGACAGAGCAAATCAAAAGATTGTAGAAGATCAGATTCTTAAACTAAACTACAAGTCTTTCACTCAGATTGTTATATTGGGTAGTAGCAACTTCGTGCCCTTCATGCAGTTGTCTCAGTCGCACCGTAGAGAGGTGATTGAGGACCTTCTTGATATTCGTATCTTCTCAGCTATGAACAACCTGCTGAAGGAGGATATTCGGCAGTCTAGAGAGATTATTAAAAGTCTTACTCTAAAGAAATCTAACATTAAAGATAAGATTTCAATGCAATCATCTTTTATTGAAGATTTAGAGACTAGACACAAAGATAATATTGATAAGAATGAGACAAAGATAGAGAGACTCATTCAGGATGCTTTGAATGCAGACGAAAGTAATAAAAAACTTTCGTTACAGATAGAATCTTTGCAGAATGAGATAAGTAAATATAACAATGCAACTAGCAAACTTCGTGAGCTTGGTGGATTGAAAGGAAAGATATCTAATAAAGTAGCTACTATTACTAAAGAGCATAAGTTTTTTACAGAGAATACGGTATGCCCCACCTGCACCCAATCTATCGAAGAAGATTTTAGAATAAATAAAATCAGTGACGCTCAATTTAAAGCAAAGGAACTCCAAGAAGGTTTCTTAAAACTGGAGGAGTCGATACGGATAGAAGAAGATAAAGAGCGTCACTTCAAAAAATTATCAACGGAGATTACTGAACTCACACATGACATTTCTCAAAATAATGTTAGGATTTCTGGATTCCAGCGTCAAGTCAGAGATTTACAATCGGAAATTCAAACTCTTACCAGTCAGTTACAAAACAGAAATTCTGAACATGAGAAGTTAGATGGGTTTAAGGAAGATCTTCAAGTAGTATTTGAGAAACTTGCCGATAAAAACGAGGAAGTTAAATACAATGATTTTGCTTACTCCATGCTCAAGGACGGTGGAGTAAAGACAAAGATAATCAAAAAGTATCTTCCCCTTATTAATAAGCAAGTTAATCGGTATCTTCAGATGATGGACTTTTATGTCAACTTACATCTTGACGAAGAATTTGGAGAGACGATTCAAAGCCCGATCCATGACAAGTTTACTTATTCCTCGTTTTCTGAGGGGGAGAAAATGAGAATTGACTTGGCACTTCTCTTTGCTTGGAGGGAAGTTGCCAGGTTCAAAAACTCTGCTAATACAAATCTTTTAATTCTAGATGAAGTATTTGATAGCTCTCTTGATACTGTAGGTACGGATGAGTTTACTAAGATTATTAGATTCGTTATTCAAGATGCAAATACCTTTGTGATTTCTCATAAAGCAGACATGTTGGACAAATTTAATAATGTGGTAGAATTCTCTAAGAAAGGTGGGTTCTCCTACATGAGTGAAAAAACATCCGTTGAGGGATAGATTATGTACATTGTAAAAAACCTTTTATCCAAAGCTGATGTTGAACAAATATATGGGCACTTGATGGAATCTTCGAGTTGGAAAATTGGTGGTGCGTATGGTGGTGTAGATGATCCACTTACGCATTATCCAAGAACAGTGGCTATGGATATTAATGGTATGCATAGCCCGTTCTTATCTGGGTACTTTATTTGTTTGATGAGTGTTCTTCGTGATAGAGTACAAGAAGAGTATGGGTTTACTTTACCAGTTGGTGGACTAGGTGCGATTGGATTTAACGCACAAAGAAAAGGAAATATTTCTGTATTCCATACAGATGGTGATTCTGAAGGTAAATATATTTGGAGCGTTGTTGGATTTCTTACTCCTCAATGGGACCCTTCATGGGGAGGTGAACTGCAAATAGAGGATCGTACTTATACTTTTGAGCCTGGAGATTTTGTTGTCTTTAGATCAAACGAACTTCATGACGCTCTTCCTATCAAAGTAGATACTCCTTTCTGGAGAGTTAGTGTTGCTTGTATGATGGGTAGGTAGACGCATTACAAACTGTCCACTAAAGACCTCTGGCTCCCACCAGGGGTTTTATAATGGATGCATACGAGAGAGGTCGCATGTTTCACGAGATCAAAGGCAAACTGGCACGATTGCTCGCTACTGAGAACCTAATTGTTGAGCATCGCGCTGTTGAGACTGCTCAGTTTGATGTAGTTCGTCGTGTACTAACTCTACCTAATTGGAAGATATCTTCAACTGATGTATATGATCTCTTGGTATCTCATGAGGTTGGTCATGCTCTATTCACAGATCCTAGGAATTGGTCTGTAGAATTGGAATGGAGTGATGTACCTCAAACTTTTGTAAACATTACTGAGGATGCTCGCATTGAAAAGTTGATGAAGCGTAGGTATGCTGGGCTTTGTAAGACATTTTATCGTGGATATTCTGACCTTAACGATAGTGACTTCTTCGATATTGAAGGTCAGGATTTAGATAGGTTTTCTTTTGCTGATAGGATAAATTTGCATTTTAAACTTGGCACTCATGTCAATATCGAATTCTCCGAGAAAGAGATGGTAGTTGTTGATGCCGTTGAAAACGCTGAGACTTTTGATGACGCTTTGATGGCAGCAAAGCTTTTAAATAATTTTGTGAATGACGAACCTTCCACCCCAGAAATCCAACCACAAGTGGGAAATACTACTAGTGAAGTTGAGCAAGAAGGTATGACGCATGAAGAGATGCTGGAAGAAGCAGAGAGTAGGGAAGAAGAGAATGAAAATACTGAGCAAGATAGTGAACAGTCCGATGAAACTGAAACTGAAACTGAAACTGAAAGTGAAGATTTTGAGACCGTTGATGAACAAGAGCCTAAAACTGTTGAGGCATTTGAGAATCGTCTAAAGAATCTTGCTGACATGGAAGTTCATGAAAATAATTATGTGACAATTCCTAAGATTGATTTGAAGCATACTGTTATTTCTTCTAAGGAAATTCATGAATATGCTGAGGGAGAATGGCAAAAGTGGTTTGAGGAGCGTAAAGAATACCACTCATACTATACTGATATTCTAGATCGTCAAGATAATGAATTTAATAAATTTAAGAAAGATTCAAACAAAGAAGTTAATTATTTGATTAAAGAATTTGAATGTAAGAAGTCTGCAGATTCTTATGCTCGTGCAACAACTAGTCGTACTGGAGTTCTGGATTGCACTAAACTGCATACCTACAAATACAATGAAGATCTTTTTAAAAAAGTTACTACTACTCCAGACGGTAAGAACCATGGATTGATTTTTGTTTTGGATTGGTCTGGATCTATGGCAAATTCTCTCATCCCAACTATTAAACAACTCTATAATTTGATCTGGTTCTGTCGTAAGGTAGGTATTCCTTATGATGTATATGCATTTACTTCTGAGTGGAATTATAAAGCGTGTCGTTTTTCTAGTATTGAAAAGAAAGAAGGTACGATATCTGTTAGTGATGAGTTTTCCATGCTCAATCTTTTGACTAGTAGTGTAAATAATGCCACTGCTAATCGTCAAATGTTGAATGTTTGGAGACTTGCTAGCTCCTTTACAGATCACTCTGGGCTTTGTCCTGCTCGTTTATACTTATCAGGTACTCCTTTAAATGAAGCTATCATAACTCTTCATTATATTATTCCTGATTTTAAAAAAAGGAACAGAGTAGAAAAAATAAATTGTGTTATTCTTACTGACGGTGAGGCACAAGTTCCCTCTCGGACTGTCATGATGAAGCGCAGTTGGGAATGTGATTATAGTGTTCGTAATCGTAGGATTGGTGACAATACTATTCTTAGAAATCTCAAAACTGGAACGGTTCGTCCTCTCTCTTGGATCTACTCTCAGTTTACTAAGTGTATGTTGACTGACTTAAAAGAAACTTTCCCCAATACAAACTTTATTGGATTTCGTATTTTAGAACATGGTGGGTCTTACTCGGCAATGATTCGTCAGTATATCGATAGATGGGAAGATCAAGATAAAGCGATGCGTAGTTGGAAGAAAGAAAAAACCTTTACTATTAAAAATGCTGGATATGATTCTTATTTTGTTGTGGGCAATTCATCTCTTTCTAATAGTACTGAGTTTGCTGTTAACGCTGGAGCATCAAAGGCAACCATCAAAAATGCTTTTAAAAAATCATTGTCTAGTAAAAAAATGAACAAGAGGATTTTAAATGAATTTATTTCTTTGGTAGCATGATTTACACTACGAGAGATCCAGTTGCCAGACTGTCTACTCTGCCCCTGACTCTGCCCCACTCTGCCCTATAATAACTACATCAACAAACAAAGCAAATGACTCGTCCTTCTCAAGTCGATATGATCCAACTGTTCTCCTACATCGAGAACAACTATGGTACTGAAGTTGGAACTGATGCCATCAAGGCATCTGCTGATCACATGGGTTATTCTTATGCTACTATCTGTAACCGTATGGAACCATATAAGTCTGGTCGTGGAAAATGGAACTTGACTATTCAAGAAAAACTTGAAGAAACTTACACTGCACCATCAGCTCCTCCTTCTTTGGAAACTCAAAATCTTATTCCCCCCAAAGATCCTCAATATATTCCCTTTGGTAACTTTTCTGATGTGAAGAAAATTATCAAATCAGGTGAATTCTATCCTTGCTTTATCACAGGACTCTCTGGCAATGGTAAGACACTCTCTGTTGAACAAGCATGTGCTTCTCTAAATAGAGAACTCATTCGTGTTAACATCACAATTGAGACTGACGAAGATGATCTTATTGGTGGGTTTCGTCTTGTTAATGGCGAAACTGTCTGGCATAATGGACCTGTCGTGGAGGCTCTTTCACGGGGAGCTGTGTTGCTTCTAGATGAAGTTGACCTTGCATCTAACAAAATCTTGTGTCTTCAATCAATCCTAGAAGGTAAGGGTGTCTTCTTGAAGAAGATTGGTAAGTATGTTCAACCTGTAAACGGATTCAATGTAATAGCTACTGCCAACACTAAAGGTAAGGGATCTGAAGATGGTCGTTTTATTGGTACTAATGTATTGAATGAAGCATTTCTTGAAAGGTTCCCTGTAACCTTTGAGCAGTCTTATCCTCCCTCCACGGTAGAGCAGAAGATTCTTACAGCACTCTGTAGTGATAATGACTTCTGTAAGCGTCTCTGTGACTGGGCGGACATTATCCGTAAGACCTTCTATGATGGGGGTATTGAGGAGGTTATTTCTACCCGCCGTTTGGTTCATATTGCCCGTGCTTATTCTATCTGGAATGATAAGCAGAAAGCTATTGAAGTTTGTGTGAATCGTTTTGATGATGAGACAAAACAAGCATTCCTAGAACTCTATGACAAAGTTGATGCTGACTTTGATTTGACCGCTACTGAGGAAAAGACATATGCCGATTCTTAATCTATTTGCTTCTCCCATATACCACAATCAAATTTCTGACGAGTTTCTTCTTTATCTTCAAGAGGTTGCTCGTCAATGTGAAGATGGTGAAAGTGTTGGTTATGATCTTGCTGGAAACATTGACTCTCAAAAACATGCAGTAGTTGATCCAAAAAAATTTACAGATGAGATCTATCTCCATGTTATAGAATACCTGAATGTTGAATCAGTATCATTTAATCTTGGTACTGGGCCTTGGATTAACTACATGAAAAGGCATGAATTTAATCCATTGCATACTCATGATGGTATGTTGAGTGCAGTTATTTTTATTGATGTACCAGAAGAAATTGAAAAAGAAAAAACTGAATGGGAAGGTAGAACTAATTGTTTTTCCGCTGGAGCTCTTGAGTTTGTTCATGCAAAATCGTTTATGAATAATGGGCATGCTAAAGTAATTCCAAAAACTGGAGACATGTATATTTTTCCTGCAAATATGCCTCATACTGTCTATCCTTTTTCCAGTGATGTAACTAGAATCTCAATGAGTTTTAATGTATTCAACTTGCAATTTAACTAAGAAGGTGCTACAATGACTTCATGGTCTTTCCTATATGATGAAATGTACGGTCCAGATGATGAGCTTGAATGGGTAAAACAAAATGGTGGGTTTGAATATACCCCAGAAAACAGTAATTATGAACTGACTGCAGATGGGTTTACTTGGCCTAAGCAAAACGATGAGGTTGAAAAACCTAAACAATATAAGAAGGTTGATCCTAAACAGTATAAGAGTGTTTATAAGTATGACGAAGACAAAATTCTTGAAGAGGTAAAAGAATACATCAGTGGCACATATCGTGCTCACTACAATGCTTCCAACGGCATTCAGACACTTGATCTGATTGAATCCTGTGGAGACGGTGCTGCGTTCTGTCGTGGCAACATTCTTAAGTATGCATCCCGTTACAACAAGAAGGGATCTGCTAGAATGGACATCAAGAAGATCATCCATTATGCTGTTCTTCTCTATCACTTTTATGGCTTAGACCAGGAGACTATCGAGCGTGGATATGAAACTTTCTGATAAAACTATTGATTTGCTTGAGAACTTTTCTTCTATCAACCAGTCTATTTTGGTAAAGAAGGGATCTAAGCTCCGTACTATTTCTGTAATGAAGAACATTCTCGCAGAAGCAGAAGTTGACGAAAACTTTGAAAAGGACTTTGGTATCTATGATCTACCTCAGTTTTTGAACGGTGTGGGTCTTATGAATGATCCTGACATTGATCTCAAGCACGATTCTTACATGATCATCCGTGAAGGTAAGAGCACTAAGGTTAAGTTTGCTTTTGCCGATCCTGATGTCATTATCACTCCTCCTGATAAAGAAATCTCTCTTCCTAGTATTGATGTTCGTTTTCAATTGGAATCGTCACAACTTGCTAAGCTTCTGAAAGCATCTTCTGTTTATCAACTACCTGACTTAGCTGCTGTTGGTGATGGTGAAAGTATTACCCTGACAGTTCGTGACAAGAAGAATGATAACTCTAATGAGTTTGCTCTAATTGTAGGCAAGACTGACAAAACTTTTGAGTTTAACTTTAAGATTGAGAACATCAAACTGATCCCTGGATCTTATGATGTTGTGATCTCAAAGAAACTTCTTTCTAAGTTCACAAATTCTAGTTACAACCTTGATTACTTCATCGCACTGGAACCAGATTCAGCCTACGAAGGTTGATCTGTTTAATATCTCTGTAATTCAATATTTTATTAGAGAGTGGGAACAGGTTAAGGAGAGCATTCTCCTTTCCATCCCTTCTTCAAATGATGCAGAAAAGCATATTGGATTTACAGATTATTTTGAAAAGAACGATGCTAAGTATAAGGAAAATATTTTTAAAATATTAGAACCATACCTACAAGAATTCTGTAAGACATCACTTTATAAATTTACTGGCATCTCTAATATGTGGTGTCAGAGGTATAACGCAAGAGATTATCATGTCCCCCATGATCATGGGGCTCTAGGATACTCTTGTGTTTTTTATGCTAAAATGTCAGAGGAACACTCAGGCACTCTTTTCTTTTCTCCTTTCAATGATGAGACTGGAACTCATGCATGCAATTCCGTTGCATGTAAAGAAGGTGATTTAATAATCTTCCCTTCTAACCTGATGCACATGGCTCCTCCACATGATAGTATAGAAGAAAGGGTCATTATCTCGTTTAATTTGGTATGAATATCTTTGTTACGGATGAATCTCCTCACAAGTCTGCTGAGGTTCTACCCGACAAGCACATTGTCAAGATGCCCTTAGAGACCTGTCAGATGCTCGCTATAGTCGCCTCAGACAAGTGGGGACATGGTTATGGTACATTGCCTAAGAAAGATGGCACACCCTATGCTACGGACAAGGGAGCGTTTCGTAATCACCCATGTACTATCTGGGCTAATGAGACTGTAGAAAATTCTAGATGGTTGCTTACTCACGGTATTGCATTATGTGAAGAGTATTTCAATCGGTATGGAAAAAACCATAGCTGCTTTAAGACTCTCCTTGCTGCTGATGAGATTATTCCTTGTGTGAAATGGGCTGGTCACACTCCTTTCGTTCGCGCAATGCCTGAAGAGTTTAAGTTTGATGATAGTATCACTACCATCGAAGCATACAAGATGTATATTGCATCTAAACCCTGGGTGTGCGATAATTATATTCGTCTCCCCAACCGCAAACCTGAGTGGGTGTAATGAAAACTACTTTGACCGTTGATGAAAACGGAATTCTAACATTCCCCGAAAAGTTTCTTGAAGAGCTTGGATGGAAAGAGGGGGATTTGTTAGAATGGATTCCTAATGATGACAACTCATTTACTTTGGTGAAAAAAGAACATGCGTAATGAATTTCTTTGGGTCGAAAAATATCGTCCTAAAACTATTGATGAGTGTATCCTTCCTGAGTCTACTAAAAAAACTTTCAGTGAGTTTCTTAAGCAGGGTGAGATTCCTAATCTTCTTCTTGCTGGCCCTGCTGGTTGTGGTAAAACTACTATAGCTCGTGCTCTGTGCGAGCAACTTAATTGTGACTACATAATTATAAATGGATCAGATGAAGGAAGATTTCTTGACACGGTGCGGAATCAAGCAAAGAACTTTGCTTCGACCGTATCACTTTCGTCAGATGCTAACCACAAAGTCATCATCATTGACGAAGCTGATAACACAACCCATGATGTACAGCTCCTCTTACGGGCAAACATTGAGGCATTTTATAACAATTGCAGATTCATCTTCACCTGTAACTACAAAAACAAACTCATCGAACCACTCCACTCCAGATGTGCAGTCATTGAGTTTGGAATTACAGGAAGCAAAAAACCAGCAATTGCAGCAGAATTCTTCAACCGTCTCAGGACTATACTTGAGACAGAAAATGTTGACTATGATCAAAAGGTTCTTCTAGAACTTATTAACAAGCACTTCCCCGATTGGCGTCGTGTATTAAATGAGTGTCAAAGATACTCTGTTGGTGGTAAAATTGACTCAGCTATCCTTGCTGAATTTGGAGATGTAAAAGTAAATGACCTTATTCAAAAACTTAAGAACAAAGATTTTCCGGCGGTTAGGAAGTGGGTCGTTTCTAATCTGGACAACGATTCTAGTGTACTTCTTCGTCGTGTGTATGACGCTCTTGTTCCATCCTTGGACGGTCCTAGCATTGCTGCTGCTGTGCTCATTATTGCTAAGTATCAATATCAAATTGCGTTCGTAGCTGATCAGGAGATTAATCTTCTCGCAGCATTAACTGAAATTATGGTGGAATGTACATTTAAATGAAAGCCTATAAAACTCCATTAAGATACCCTGGTGGTAAATCTAGAGCAGTGCAAAAATTGTTTGCATATCTGCCAGATAAATCATACGATGAGTTTCGTGAACCTTTTTTAGGAGGTGGATCTGTTGCTATTGAATGGACTAAGAGATATCCTAACACTACAGTATGGGTTAGTGATCTTTATGAGCCTCTGGTAAACTTCTGGCAACATCTACAGTCATCTGGTATTGAGATGCGTAATGAGTTGAATCAACTCAAGCATCGTCATGTTGACCATGCTAGTGCAAAGTCTTTGTTTCTTGAATCAAAGGATTATCTCAATGATGGGAAAGATAACTTTCATCGGGCTGTTAGTTTTTATATCATAAATAAATGTTCCTTCAGTGGTCTTACTGAATCATCTTCTTTCTCAAAACAAGCTTCTGATAGTAATTTTAGTTTCAGAGGTATTGATAAACTTCCAGTATTTTCTGAACTAATTAAGGACTGGTCTATCACAAATCATCCCTATGATTATCTTATGGATGAGAGTTCTGAGAGAGATATATTCATGTATCTAGATCCACCATACGAAATTAAGGATCATCTCTATGGAAAAAAAGGATCAATGCATAAAGGATTTGACCATGACAAGTTCGCTTCGGATTGCAATTGCAATTCATTTGACTCTCTTGTCAGTTACAATTCTAGTCAGCTTATTAAGCACCGTTTCAAAGACTGGAATGCTGCAGAGTTTGATTTGACTTATACTATGCGTTCTGTTGGTGAGTACATGAAGGAACAGCAAGATCGTAAAGAATTAGTTCTCATGAATTATGAGTTAAGATAATGAAAATTATTGGAATCTATGGTGCCTTAGATTGGGATGCAAATGTTTTTGACCAAGGTGAAACTTATATTCATGATGCAGGAGCAACTCTGTTTATCAATGGTATTCATATTAGAAGTATTAATGAAGAAAGATTAACCCGTATCAAAGACGAAGGTAACTTTCCATATAAGTCTATTGAATATGTTCTTGGGGAATATAAAAAAGAAGAAATTGATGTTGTTTGTTACCCCATATCTTATCCTGATGTATTTCAGAAAAAACTTGTAGATGGTACTGCAAGTAGAATGATTAAGGAACAGTTTCCTAATGCTGAGATTTGGTTATTGTCACATCATCTTTGCCATGCAGCGTCTACAGTCTTTACTTCACCTTTCAATAGTGGTAGTTTCTTAACTCTTGATGGCCTTGGTAGTGCGCTTTGGGATTTTGCTAGTGGTCACCCTCGTGGTGGTGAGAATAATAGTATTGGATATTTTGATAAGAGTAAACGCATCTTTAGATTTTTTAGGGGAACTGGTGATCTAGGCATGAACTCATTTGGTGAGTTCTATTGTAATATGTCTAAGATGATTTATGATGATAAACATAAAGAATTGATGCGGCAAGAGTCTAACTTGAATTCTGATGTATTTGAAAACATTAAGTTTGCTCAAAACTTTGATGTAACCCCAAAAGAGGGTAAGATCATGGGGTTGTCATCTTACGGTAAATTGTTAGAAGGGCAAGGACCTCCCACATGTATATCTACTTTGTTTCCTACATCTCATTTTGGCATTGATCGCTGGGAATCTGGAATGCCAGAAGTGCATTTCTATGACTATGAAATGTTGTATAATAATTTAAAGGGGACTACAGAAGATAAAGCACACTATGTTCAGTTTTGGTTTGAAAAAAGTCTTGAGTATTTTGTTTCTGAATTAAGAAAAGATTATCTAGAAGAAGATACTTGTTTTGCTGGAGGAACTTTCCTTAATGTATGTGCAAATACTATATTGAGACCACTGTTTCGTAACATTCATATTCCTCCGTTTACTAATGACTCTGGAATCCATTTTGGTGCAGCAGCTTGGGGTGTTTATAGATCTAAAGAAACTATTGAATTGCCACACAACATTGCACTACTAGGTAAATCTTATGATGACTTTGTTCCAGAAGAAAAAAATTGTAAGCATTATGATAATTTTGATGATCTCTGTGAATTCCTAGCAAAAGAATTGGATGATAATAAGATCGTTGGTTGGTTCCAAGGCAGGTCAGAATACGGTCCTAGGTCTTTGGGATCTAGGTCATTGTTGATGAGTCCCAAGAGATCGGAAAACAAAGATATTCTGAATGATAGGGTTAAAAAGAGAGAGACCTGGCGTCCTTTTGCTGGTATAATGTTAGAAGAAAAAGTTGGTGAGTACTTTGATCCTGGTTTTGTAAGTCCATATATGCTGTACTCTCAAACTTCTATCACTAAAAAACTTCCCGCAATTACTCATAAGGATAAGTCATGTAGAATTCAAACTGTAAATGAGCAACAGAATGCTAAAATGTATCAGCTTCTTTCTAAACTTGAACCACCAGTATTATTGAATACTTCGTTTAATCAGAGTGGAGAACCAATCATTGAGACTCCAGAGGATGCCATCTCCTCTTTTAAAAAAATGGATATTGATTATCTTGTTATTGGAAACTATCTGTTGTGGAATTAAAAGACTGGCTTAATTCGATCAACCTCACTAAGAATGATTTGAGTGAGGATCAAGATGAGATTAAAAAGTATCCTGCTTACATTGTAAACCGGTGTCTCTCTGGACATTTAGATGCTGTCTTGTTTGCAAATGAAATGAATAAGAACGCTCATTTATCTAAAGATATGCAGTACCAATTCCTACTACATAGCATCAGGAAGAAGAAAAGATTCTCTCCTTGGTTGAGGCAAGACAAGATTGTTGATCTTGAGTTGGTAAAAAAATATTACGGTTATAGTAACGAAAAAGCACAACAAGCTTTAAAGATTCTGACTCCAGAACAAATAAACTTTATTCGTAAAAAATTGGATACTGGTGGTATCAAATGAAAGTTCTTAGTATTGATGTTGATTATTGTTTTCCTGCTATTGAGAAATGGCCTAATGAGGATGGTGAACTTTGGGACGAGTGGCATGCCTTTACAAAGTGGGAAAATTATTTTAAGAACTATCCTGATCTAAATTGTAGAGAAGAGATTGTAGATGAGAAGTGTCTAGATTATATGATTGAGACTTTTACTAAGGCTCTGAGTGCAAATCCTAATGCAACAGTTGCTTTTGGATTGGATCATGATTATATTCTCGAAGAACTTCTTGATAAAGAAGATTTAGAAATTGTCAATATTGATCACCATGATGATTTCCTAGCAGGTTCATACTTGGATCAACTCACCAATTTTCATAAAACAGGAAATGATGATGATGACACTTGGTTACAGTTCTTGTCATGTCACCTCCTTGAATATCATTATGCTATAACTTATGGGAAAGTTGATGAGGGTAGTTGGGGAGGATACTTACATGCTTTAGGAAAATTGAAGGCCATGACATGGATTCATAATGATGATAAAGATGAGTATGATACTAGAAGTATTGTGAATAGATTTATTTGTAATAATGTTGGTAAGTATGCTGACTGGGGATTTTCTACGGCAGAAGAATATGATCATGGTAATTATGAGTATGATCATATCTTTGTCTGCCTATCTCCACAATATTTTCCACACAGTCAATGGGATATCTTTAGTATCTTTCTAGGAATCTATGAAGATTTTACAGGTAAAGACTGTAAGTTAGATGAGTTTTGGAATAGGAGAACTATCAATACGATGGCATATAGGAATGTGTATGATACTTTAAAGCCTGCATTAGAGGATATCAAAAGAAGTTTAGCTAAATAATAAAAAGTTTTTGTTTTGTGACATGAGCGTCGTTATTGAACCGACCGTTGAGTGGTCGCCTGAGAGCATGATTGAGGTTGTACTAGGGGAACCTGACGATTTCTTAAAAGTGCGAGAAACGCTGACTAGAATCGGTGTTGCATCTCGTAAAGAAAAAAAATTATACCAGTCTTGTCATATCTTACATAAGCAAGGTAGATATTTCATTGTTCACTTTAAAGAATTGTTTGCTCTTGATGGTAAGAAAGCAAATCTTACTGTTAATGATGTTCAACGCCGCAATAGAATTACACAACTCCTTGCTGATTGGGGATTAATTTCTGTAGTTGTGGCTGAAATGATTCAGGATATTGCTCCTTTAAATCAGATTAAAGTTTTATCCTACAAAGATAAAGGAAATTGGGTCTTAGAGACTAAGTATAATATTGGTCGTAAGGTTAAAGTTGAAGGCGAAGAAGGTTAATAAATAAATCGTCGCTCTTTCGTGCGCGACTCTCTACGACGGATTCGCTACCAAAGTAGATAGGGGGCTTGACGCCCCCTTTTTAATGGTGTATAATATGGAGGTCAAGGAGGGAAACCACCTTGGCTGCGGTGCTCCCCTTAGTAGGTTCAGGAGTAGCGGCGATAGGAACCTACTAAATATAATGTCTCAACAGTTTTTGCTACTGAGACACCTAACGGTACAACCGTAGATTTTTATCTAAAGAATTAATGACTAACGCAGAAAACACCAGAAAAGGTTTTGGCAACACCCTGGATCTCGAAAATCCACAGTTAAAGAACCTACCCAAGCCTAAGCAAAAAAACGCAACATTCATCAAGTTTTCTTTCCTTGATCTCGATACCGTCGATGAAGAGGATGAGTATTATTGGAACCTTGCTGTCCGGGATGATCAGAACAATTCCTCTCGGATTGAAGCAATGCAAGTTTCATACCTTAACTATGGATGGCTTTATAGCGATTTCCCCCCTTGTATTGGTACTGACAATCGTCCTAGAGACGGTAGGACTCGTATCCTTGCAGCAAAGCGTGCTGGAGAGAAGTGGATTATTGTTGCTATCTTCTCATACGATGACAACGGTAGTCCAATCACTAACTACATTTCCAATTCTCTTGCCTGTCAGCAGCGTCCTGCATCCACTGGTGTATGCCAGGCCGATTTTGTTATGGCAGGGATTGCTTGTGTTAATGCTGGGGAATGCTTGCCAGAGAGATCTGCAGTAGAAGACCTCGTTTACAATGAACTGCAAGTTGAGAGCTTCTTCTCTCCTCGTGGAGGTGCTATAACCAAGATCGTTAACAAAATCCTTGATGATGTCTTGGAAGAAGGTACATCTGGTGGAATCACTGTTGTTAGGAGTCGTGACGAGTGGCAAACTTGGTTGTCAAAAGCTGGTTATGTAAAGGGATCTTATATTCTTTTATCTGTTGACAATCCAACCTATGCTATGAGGGCATGGTGTCAGCACTTGCTTCCACACTTTTCTAAGAACAAGGCAATAGCAACTATTATCCTTTATACCAACGCTAAGACTGGTAGTAAAGCCAGGAGGTATATTTCTGAATTTGCAGTAAACCTCCAGTATTACTATACATCTTCATTTGCTATGGTAAATAGAGCACAGTCTGCTGTAGAGATCAAAGTAGCTGATCCCGCACCATTCCACATTGCTGGAGCGATTCCTCAGATCCATGACAATCACAACATTAATTCTTTTGAATTGGTAGATATCTCGGACTACTGATAACCGAATAAAAAATTACGGGGTTCTCTACCCCGTTTTTTAATGTCGTCTAATAAATATTTGTGGATCATATTTTTCATTCTATTAACTACAAAGAACTTTGTTGTTAATGCATGATCCACAAACGGATGCCTTCGGGGTCCACACAACATAAACTCGCTTTTAAAGGAGCTAAAAATGACCGACCTTACTAAGTATGGTGCGTCTAACATTGACCAATTTTTGGATCGTGTTCATCGCAACAGCATTGGTATGAACGAATACTTTGATCGTTTATACTCACTACATGAGACCACTACTAACTATCCTCCCTACAACCTAGTATCCATAAATTCTGTAGAGTCCAGGCTAGAGATCGCCCTGGCAGGGTTTAAAAAGGCAGAGTTGTTTGTCTATACACAGGATGGCAAACTCTTTGTAGAGGGTCAGAAAGAGGACAAGGAGACCGAGACTACCTATCAGCATAAGGGACTAGCACAGAGGTCCTTTACGAGGGTATGGACGCTCTCTGAGGATGTAGAAGTGAAGAGTGTAGAATTTGAGGATGGACTCCTTTCAATATGTTTGGCTAGGATAGTTCCAGAGCACCATCAACGCAAGGATTGGTTCTAAATATCGGGGGGTTGATCACCCCCCATTTTTATGGTATAATACCAAGAGGTAAAAAGCATACTATGTCTGTTAGAGTAGCCATCATCGGCAATGATCAAATCATTGCTGATATCAAAGAGTTGATTGATCCTGAAGACAAGGCTCGTCAATATATGTTCAACAATCCATATCGTGTTATCATGCAACCCACCATGTTGCTGAGCGAAGATGCAGGAGAAACCGCAGAAAATACATCCCAAGTATCTCTTGCTACTTGGCAACCACTCACGCAAGAGACAACTTTTATTGTCAACCCAAACTCGGTTCAAACTATCTTTGAACCAGTTGCTGATCTCAAGTCAATGTACCAGGAGCTAGTCAATAATGTCACAAATTAAAGTCATTGTATTTAAAGAAGACTACAAGTGTATTATCGCTGGAATTAAGGAAATTGGTGCTGACATTGGTGAGCCTGATTGTGAATTAGAAAACCCTTATGAGTTTGTAATTCAAGATGATGATTTCGATGGAGAGTACAAGGATCGTTTGACACCTTGGAAAGTTCTGAATATTTCCTCCGATAAGAAGTGTAGAATTCAAAGTGATACTATTCTAACTCTAGTTGACCCAGAGTCATTTATTCTCGAAGCATACACCGAACTTACCAGTGAATGAAATTTTACACTAATGTACAAATGATCGGGGACCAGTTTCTGGTTCGTGCTTATGATAATGGTGAGTACATTCAGTTTCGCGAAAAATACAAACCTACATTATTTGTTCCTGCTAAAAAGAAAACATTCTATAAAACTCTCGACGGTGATTATGTTGAACCAATTAAACCTGGTTTCGTCTCTGACTGTAGGGAGTTTTTAAAAAGCTATGGTGAGGTAGACAACTTCAAGGTTTATGGTAACGAAAGGTATATCTATCAGTATATTTCTGATAAGTATCCTCAAGATGAAATTAAATTTGACTCTAGTAAGATTCGTCTTATTACCGTTGACATTGAAACTCGTGCTGAAAATGGATTTCCTGATGTTGAAGCAGCAGACCAAGAGATTCTGCTGATTACAATCCAGGATTATAATACAAAGGAGATCACAACTTGGGGTCAAGGTCCATTTAAGATCAAGCAGGATAATGTTCGCTATATTCAATTCAATAATGAGCGAGATCTTCTAAGTTCTTTCATCAACTGGTGGATGGAAAATACACCTGATGTTGTGACCGGTTGGAATATTCAGCTTTTCGATATTCCATTTATTGCAAAGCGTATTGATCGTGTTCTTGGCGAAAAACTTGCTAAGAGATTATCGCCTTGGGGATTAGTATCTCAAAAAGAAGTCTTTATCAAAGGTCGTAGACAAGTCTTCTATGATATTGGTGGTATTACTCAGTTAGATTATCTTGATCTGTATAAGAAATTTACTTATACTAATCAGGAATCATATCGTCTTGATCATATTGCCAATGTAGAACTCGGACAGAAAAAACTTGACCATTCTGAGTATGATACCTTTAAAGATTTCTATACGCATGGTTGGCAGAAATTTGTAGAATACAACATCATCGATGTGGAGCTCGTAGACCGTCTTGAGGATAAGATGAAGTTGATCGAGCTAGCACTAACTATGGCATATGACGCCAAGGTAAATTATAATGATGTCTTCTATCAGGTAAGGATGTGGGATACTATAATCTACAACTACCTTAAGAAAAAGGGTATTGTTATTCCCCCCAAAGAAAAAACTGATAAGGATGAGAAGTATGCAGGTGCATATGTTAAAGAACCGGTTCCGGGAGTTTATGATTGGGTTGTCTCTTTTGACCTTAACTCTCTATACCCTCACCTTATTATGCAATATAACATCTCGCCAGAGACCCTCCTTGAAGAGAAACACCCAACAGCAACTGTTGATAAGATCCTTAATGAGGAAATAAACTTTGAGATGTATAAGGACAACGCTGTTTGTCCAAATGGTGCTATGTTTCGTAAGGATAAGAAGGGATTCTTACCTGAGTTGATGGAGAAGATGTATGGTGAGAGAGTCATCTTCAAGAAGCGTATGCTCAAAGCCAAGCAAGAGTTTGAGAAGACTCCTACTGATACACTTAAGAAAGAAATCTCCAGATGTAACAACATTCAAATGGCGAAGAAGATTTCTCTTAACTCTGCTTATGGTGCTATTGGTAATCAATACTTCAGGTACTTTAAATTAGCGAACGCAGAAGCTATCACTCTATCTGGTCAGGTCTCTATTCGCTGGATTGAGACCAAGATGAATCAGTATCTAAATAAACTTCTATCTACAGATGGTGAAGACTATGTTATCGCATCTGACACTGACTCAATTTATCTTAATCTTGGACCTCTTGTTACTAAATTTCTTGGTAATAAGTCTGGCAATAAAGCAGCAATTGTGGGGTTACTTGATAAGATCTGTGAAGACAAGTTGGAACCGTTCATTGATCAGTCGTATCAAAATCTTGCGGATTATGTTTCAGCATACGAACAAAAAATGCAAATGAAGCGTGAGAATATCGCTGATCGTGGTATCTGGACTGCAAAGAAAAGATATATTCTTAATGTTTGGAACAGCGAAGGCGTTCAATATACAGAGCCTAAATTAAAAGTGATGGGTATTGAGGCTGTCAAGTCATCTACACCCGCACCCTGCCGTCAAATGTTAAAAAATTCTTTTAAAATTATGATGTCTGGGTCGGAAGATGATATGATTGATTACATAGATAAGTGTCGCCAACAATTTAAAAAATTAACTCCTGAAGAGATTTCTTTTCCTAGATCTGTTAGTGATGTAGCAAAGTATAAATCCTCAGCAGACATTTACTCTAAAGGAACTCCCATTCATTGCCGTGGAGCTCTTCTATACAATCATTATATTAAGAAAGCGAATCTTACTAACAAGTATTCGCTCATTCAAAATGGTGAAAAGATTAAATTCTGCTATTTGAAGAAACCAAATATCATTCATGAGAATGTTATTTCCTTCATTCAAGATTTTCCCAAGGAATTAAATGTTACTAGATATGTTGACTATGACCTTCAATTTGGCAAGGCATTCTTAGAACCTTTGAGGACAATTCTAGATGCTATTGGATGGTCTGTAGAAAAAACCGCAACTTTAGAGGACTTCTTCTCATGACCGATCAAGAAAAGTGGAATAGAGGGCTTGATCTTTTTATCGAGTCCGTTCATAAACCAGATCAGGAACTTAGGTCCTGTGCTCACAACCAAAAATGTTTTAATGAACTGATGTTAGTGCGTGAAAATGTGCTAGAATACTTGAAAACCTTGAGATGGAACTGAATGGATTTTCTTAAAGAAATTGTAAAAGAGATTGGAGATGACTATACTCAACTGGCAAAAGATATTGACGACTCTGAAACTTATGTGGACACGGGTTCGTACATTTTTAACGGACTCGTATCAGGTAGTATATTTGGTGGTTGTTCTGGGAATAAGATTACTGCCATTGCTGGTGAGTCTAGCACTGGCAAAACTTTCTTTAGCCTCGCCGTTGTTCAAAATTTCCTTAACGCTAATCCTGACGGTTATTGTCTCTACTTTGACACTGAGGCAGCAATTAATAAGTCTCTTCTGGAGAGTCGTGGATTACCTCTTGATCGCTTGGTAGTTGTTAATGTTGTAACTATCGAAGACTTTCGTAGTAAGGCATTGAAGGCAGTTGATTTGTATCTGAAGAAATCAGAGGAAGAGCGTAAACCATGTATGTTTGTGTTGGACTCTCTTGGTATGCTTTCAACTGAGAAAGAGATCCGTGATGCTTTGGATGAAAAGCAAGTTCGTGATATGACAAAATCCCAACTGGTCAAAGGTGCCTTTAGGATGTTGACATTGAAGCTGGGACAGGCTAGAATACCTATGATCGTTACCAACCATACTTACGATGTCATTGGCGCATATGTACCTACAAAGGAAATGGGAGGAGGCAGTGGCCTTAAGTATGCAGCAAGTACAATCATCTATCTCAGTAAGAAAAAAGAGAAGGATGGAACAGAAGTCATTGGAAACCTTATCAAAGCTAAGACTGCTAAGTCTCGTTTAAGTAAGGAAAACAAGGATGTTACTATTCGTTTATTCTATGATGAGCGTGGTCTTGATAGGCATTATGGTCTACTTGAGTTGGGAGAACTTGGTGGACTTTGGAAAAATGTAGCAGGTCGTTATGAAATTGATGGTAAGAAAGTTTATGCCAAGCAAGTCTACAAGGAACCTGAAAAGTATTTTACTGAAGAAGTAATGCAACAACTTGACGAGATTGCTCGCAAAGAATTTAGCTATGGAGAATGATGAGTGACCGGATTGAATTGACTATTCTGAGGAACCTCATCCACGATGAAGAGTTTCTCAGAAAGGTTCTTCCTTTTATAGAACCCGATTATTATGATGACCGTTCTGAAAAAATTATTTTTGAGGAGATAAGTTCTTTTGTAAATGAGTATGATAAGATTCTCACTCCAGAGATTCTTAGTATTGAAGTTCAGAATCGTGATGATCTTTCTGAACAGGAATGCAGGGATATCTTAAATTTGGTTGAGGTTCTCACTCAAAGTGATACTCATACTCAGTGGTTACTTGATGCTACTGAGAAGTGGTGTCGCGACCGTGCCATCTATTTGGCTTTGATGGAGTCCATTCAAATTGCTGATGGGCAAGATTCTAAAAAGACTAGAGATGCTATTCCCAGTATCTTGTCTGATGCTCTTGCAGTCTCTTTTGATAATCATATCGGACATGATTATCTTGCGGACTATGAGGAACGCTACGAATCGTACCATCGTAAAGAAAATAAGATTCCATTTGATCTCGAATACTTTAATAAGATTACAAAAGGTGGTCTGCCCAATAAAACACTCACTATTGGTTTAGCTGGTACTGGTGTTGGTAAGTCTCTCTTTATGTGTCATGTTGCAAGTTCTGTACTTCTTCAGGGAAAGAATGTCCTCTACATAACCATGGAGATGTCTGAAGAAAAGATTGCTGAAAGAATCGATGCTAATCTTCTTGATGTTAACATTAGAGATTTAAGTGAGTTACCTCGTCAGTTATTCGAGACAAAGGTATCTAAGGTTGCTGCAAAAACTCAAGGAACTCTTATAATTAAAGAATATCCAACGGCAAGTGCCCATAGTGGACATTTTAAATCTCTGCTCAACGATCTGGCACTTAAGAAATCTTTTCGCCCTGATATTATTTTCATTGACTACCTTAATATTTGTGCTTCCGCTAGGTATCGCGGAGCAGTCGGTGTCAATTCTTATAGTTATATCAAGGCTATTGCTGAAGAACTTAGAGGATTGGCTGTCGAAGCCCAGGTCCCTATCGTATCTGCCACCCAGACCACTCGTTCTGGTTATAGCAGCAGTGATGTTGACATTACTGACACTAGCGAGTCCTTTGGCCTCCCTGCTACTGCTGATCTTATGTTTGCCCTTATTTCATCTGAAGATCTTGAAGGACTCGGACAAATTATGGTGAAGCAATTGAAGAATAGATACGGTGATCCAACAATGAATAAGAGGTTTGTGGTGGGAATAGATCGTGCTAAGATGAGGTTATATGATTGTGAACAATCGGATGGCGGATCTCTACTTGATTCTGGAGATGAAAACAATGTAGCTGATTCTTTTGCAAAGGAGAATAAGTTTGAGGGATTTAAATTTGATTAACTCATCAACAAAAATTTGGAAAGAAATCTCAGAGGTAAATAACCTTGAGTTTGAATATCATTTACTGCCTGGTAATGTTCCGATCCTTATTGCAAATAATGTTTTTCTTTATCCAGACAAAGTTCAAGAGTTTTTAGAAAGTCTTGACTACTGGGAGACTAAAGACTTTGATGATACTGATATTGTTCGTCCTGGAATGACACATCAGTTCACTCCAAATCTTTTCTCTATGCTTGGATCTCAACTTACTCAAAAATTTAAGAAAATTTTTGGTGTTAGTGAGATGTCAATAATTGATATGTACACTCAAGCTACGAGTGGTACAATGGGATTAGATGTTACTGGGGGACTTTGTTGTTATCCCCATATGGATTCAGATCCATTTGATAGTGTTGAGACTGATAGACCATGTATTGTTGCAAACATCAATCTCTCAAAAAGCTCTGATCCTGTAACTACTGGATTTTGGTCTTGGAGGGGTAAGAACAATGTCTTAGATTTTAATCGGGAAGATAAAAATACTTTAATAAATTTCTATGATCGTCATGAGGAACAGTCAATAAATGAATGGTTTCAAGTTCATGACTATGAGGATTTTAAATTTGAAAGTTCTGCTATTATGATGTATAATAGCCTTGTGGTTTATCCCACAGGGTGTATTCATAATCCTTACATCAAACCTAGCTGGTTTTCTGATAAGGAAAGGTTAGTATTATCTGCTTTTTATTCTATTCAACCAGAACATTTAGACTTTGAAGAAAGAAATGCTGATATTGTCTCTTATACCTGGGAGCATTTTCGACTAGATACATTATTCAACTATCACCCACAATTCACTTCTCCACAATCGTAATTATGCCTACCTATTCTAATGCAATCGCTGATGGTACACCCGATCCTCAGCGTCCTACTGCTACTCCCCCTCGCCGTCCTCGTGTTAAGGAGTTTTGGGAAGTAGAACCTGGTGATCCTGGTACTGAGGGTTGGTCTGATAATCCAGAAGATCCTAAGGGTGCTCAACTTGGTAACCCAGCTGTTGTTAATACACCCACTCCTGTTCCCCCTGCTCCCCCTGAACCTACCATTCCGGTAGTTTTGACTTCTTCTCAAGACTCTCCTAAGGATGGATACCTTGAGTTTGTTGATCAAGTAACTAGTGCTCCCTCTAAAGATCCTTCACAATTTATTGCTAGAATTGCTGCTCTTCAAGCAGGTGGTTGTGAGGTTCAGCGTCTCCTAACTGCTGCTGTAGGTATCTCTGCAGAAGGTGGTGAGTTTATGGAGATTGTTAAGAAGATCATTTTCCAAGGAAAGCCTTGGGAAGAAGATAATATTGAGCATCTAAAGATTGAATTAGGTGATGTTATGTGGTATGTTGCTCAGGCATGTATGGCACTTGATATTTCTATTGAAGAAGTTCTTGATCGTAATATTGATAAATTGTCAAAGCGTTATCCCACGGGAACCTTTGATGCATATTACTCAGAGAATCGTAAATCTGGCGATAGATAATGCTCAGTCTCTGGATCCACCTACGAGCATTCTTTGCTGTTGTAGTGGTGAGTTGTTCTCACCCCGTCAACTGGGCGCAGTGTGTTCGTGTGGACCAGTGGCTCTTGCCAGAAGTCAAGGAAGGGTATAAACTATGGACAGGTGAGACAAAGCCGTATCAGTTTGAAAAGGACTATCTAAATAACAGGAAGTAGTACTCCCTTTTTTTAATGGCTGAACCGTCTGAAGGATTTTTTGCTGGTTGTGCGTTATGCAACAATCAAGAAATGGATGCTGCTGTCAAAGATGAGACAAGTCTTCAAAACTTTTACAACCTCATGTATCAGAGGTATATGGGTCCCGCTGTTATTGGTGCTGGGAATGTAAAAAAAGATTTTGAGAAAGCTGTAACCTTAACCCCATCAACAAAAAAAGATAAGTTTTATTCTGATCTTATTGTAGGTATCTCTGCAGTAAAAGCAGTCAGATCTTTTCTTGCTAAAAATTCTGCAATGAAAGGTATATCTGGGAATGCAATACCCAATGCAGTATACCTGACAGGAACTCAATGGCCTCAAGAAGTTCAGCAATTTAAGTTTGCTGCTTTTGGTATGGCAGACTTTAACTCTTCTGATTTGATTCTTCAGTATGGAGCTAATTATGTTGGGGTATCTCTGAAAAAGAAACCAAAAGGAACTGCACCGGACCCGACTCTAATCAATAAAGCATTTGATACTGTATTGAATGGATCTCAATTTGCTCCTATCAAGGCACAGTTACAGCAAGCACGACAGCAGTTTTTTGCTGGAGTAATTAGGGATGCATTAACTACTGGTCCTTTGGTTGGACTTGCTCAACTTCCTGATGGATCTAATCCTAGAAATGCTCCACCGGAAAAACTTTGGAGTACTAGGATTGGTATCTATAAAAATGGTAAGATTCAAACAGTTCCTTTAATTAATCTAAAAGATGTATCTGCTATTGGTGATCCAGCTCTTTTGAATACTAGAGAGGTTGATACCAAAACAACTAATGCGATGCGTGATTATGTAAACATGAGGCTTGGCAAAGTTGGAAATCAACCCAACACATTATATAAACAATTCCTAAGTATTATTAAAAGAAATCAGCAGTTGTTTGCTGATACCCTAATCAATCTTATTCTTAAGAAACAATTGATGGATGAGATGAGTGAGTATACTAGAAATAACTTTGAATTTATCTTGACCACTGGGGTAGGGCAGGTTACAATATCTAAGTCTAATGGTATGAATATTCAGGAAGGTAGTGGTACTTGTATTGGTATTGATAGCGTTGCACTTGCTCTTGCTTATCTTAGAAGACAACCTAAGACTATTGATATAGATACTGCAAAAACAGAGTCCTCAAATGCGGCTAAGTTATTTTTCAAAGTTAGGGCAGGTACACTAGATCTCTTAGAACTTGAGTTAAGATATAAAGGTGACTTTAAATCTCAACCTCAGTTCCAAGCATTTCTTTCACCCCAATTTAAATCCTTACTTAAGGGTGACTTTGGAAACGCACGAAACATTATTTTTGGTTAAATGTACACTGATTTATTTCCAACTCGAATATTCAAATACAATTTACAGGCACCTGATCTAAGACAAAATATGTTGGATAGGTATGTATCTTGGAAAGATCATTCAATAAATGGAACTCCAGAAGGATGGAGTTGTGATGTTAGAACAGAATTTCAAGGAGCTTTCCCTCAAGAGATTAAGCAGCATTATGATGATGCCCTAAGAGAATGGAGGGATGAATTTGGACTATTTGATCGTCCATATATTGATGAGATTTGGATGAACGCTTATGAGAAATCTCAATTTCAAGAGTCTCATTCTCATCTACCTGGATTTTTTTCTGGGATTCATTATCTAGTATTTGATCCAGAAGATCATGTAGCTACTACATTCCAAAATCCACAGGACTCTATACATTCTTTTATGTTTGATGATGAGTTTCTGGATGGAAATATTAATCAGCACCTATGTGAGAATCATACCCCTAAGGTTGAGGAGGGTGATATTATTTTATTCCCATCTCATTTGAGACATTTTGTTAAAAAGAATAACAGTAAAAAGCTTCGTATAACTATATCCTTTAACATAAATAGAATTGCGGAGTCTACTCGACGGGTTTTTTCGTAGTAATGAAGAATTTCTTTCAATTCTTAAATGAGGCGCAGACAAACGCTGCAAAGCAAGCAAAGAAGCTTGGTTTGAAGGGTGATGGCCATGGGTCATGGGTTGATCCAGCTGGAAAAATTGTTGGTAGAACCATAGAAGGTGAGTTGGTTTTTTCTAGTGGTAGAAAACCATCACAAGAAACTGATCCAACAAAACCTGGACGGGCAGCAAGAGCTTTACCTCCAGAAAATCCTCCTCCTTCAGCACCACAAAGTGGTGGAGTTGGTGAACCAGAAGAGCAGGAAGAGGTAGAAAAGACTCGCGGTACTGTTACTATTGGGTTTGGTAGATTTAATCCCCCTACAGCAGGTCACGAAAAATTACTTGATACTATTAAAGATACTGCAGAGGGTGGGTCCTATATGATATACCCATCCCACTCAGTAGATCCACAGAAAAATCCTCTTGATTCTGAGACTAAAGTTCTCTTTATGAAGAAGATGTTTCCTGCACATGCGAATGCGATCATATATGATCCTGGCATTCGTACCATACTAGACGCACTGAAGCAAGCCGATGTCGAAGGATATAGTAGCGTCAACATCGTGGTTGGTGCTGACAGACAAAAAGAGTTTGAGGGGCTCGCGAACAAATACAACGGGCAACTCTATAATTTTGATGCGATTAATGTCATCTCTGCAGGAGAACGGGATCCCGATGCTGAAGGGGTTGAGGGTATGTCTGCTTCCAAATTACGAGCCTTAGCTGCTGATGGTGACTTTGAGTCTTTCAAGAAAGGATTACCCAAGTCTGCTAAAGGAATGGTTGCAAGAGAACTATTCAATACAGTACAGAGATCTATGGGTGCTGCAGCTGTAACAGAGGGCGTAGAGATGTGGCAAATTGCTCCTAAGTTTGATGAAAAAACTTTGAGAGAGCATTACATTATTGGCAATATGTTTGATCTGGGATCTCTTGTAGAATCTTTAAATACCGGACTTGTTGGTAGGATTATTAGACGCGGTGCAAATCATGTTATTGCAGTTACATCTGAGGGTATTATGTTCAAATCTTGGATTAGAGATTTGACTGAATATGTTTCTAGAATTCCTTCTGGAGTTCCTGCAAATAAGAGAGAAGTTGGAACAGATTCTTATCGAGAGTATGTACAGAGACTTACTCCATTGGAAAAAGTTAAGTCCTTTATAAATAAAAGATAGGAGACTGCTGAGCTTTCAGGATCGATGAAAAATTTTATTGAAGATACAGCCGATCAGATCATGCTTAATAGCATGGCAAATGTTTTTATGGAAAAACTTGATCCTGTAGGTATGGAAGATGATGATATTGACAATGATGGTAAGAAGAATACTAAGTCTGATTCTTATTTAAGAAACCGTCGTAAGTCTGTCGGTGCTGCTATTGCTGCTGATAAGGCACAGAGAGTAAAGAAAGAGCAGGTTGAATTATCTCTCCGTGAGAGAGTAGCGGAATTAACCGAAAAAAAGCTTTATAAGTCTGAGAAAGCTACGACCTCAGACGAAAAAGAAGTAGAAATTTCAGAGAAGTCTGTAAAAAATAAAGTAACTATTAATCCTGATATTCAAGAAGAGAAGAAAGGACTCTGGGCAAACATCCATGCTAAGCGTAAGCGTGGCGAAAAGCCTGCTAAGAAGGGTGATAAGGATTATCCTAAGACATTGAATGTTGAGGAAACCGAAGATTCTTTGAGAGACCGTCGCATGGAGCGCGGTGGAGTTGATGGCAACAACCGTTACAATAAGGCACCAGGTAAACCTAATACCTTTGGTAAGAAGAAGCGTTCTTCTGATGGACCTTCTGCCATGGATGTTGTGAAAGCAAAGATCCGTGCTAAGTATGGCGATAAAGCAATCATTGATACTAAGAAGAAAAAAGAAAAAGATTAAGCCTATATAAGAGAAGTTCGCTTCTCAAATAATGCTTTCTTTTTTACTTCCCTTGGCATCAAAAATTATTTCTG